AATTTATGACCGACTCTATCGAAGAAGTCGGACGAAGCCTCGACGATGAAGATATAAAGAGGGTATGTGAGGCATACAGCGAGTTATTGGTAAATAGGGCACCAAAATTAGAGATGCTCAAGCAAGAAGAGTATGAAGAACTAAAAAAAGTTTTAGAGGCAACTCAATTGAGCGATTTAAGTACCGTATCGCTCGTACATTTAAAACACTTCCATCTGACGATAGTTTCAGAAAAATGACAGATGAACAATGGCTGTGGTTATATATCCAAGAGGCTGTAGACAATGATATTAAACTTGAGGGTATGTGTTCAGATTGTCGTGAAGAAGTTACCTCTAAAGAGCATAGAAAATGCACTAGATGTGGAAAACCTGTTCATATCGTAGAGTCATTCGTTAACCCGAATTTCGATATGAACAGGTATAATGCACTAGCAAACGGTACAGTACAGAAAGACAATACACACCATGAAGATCCAGAAGATATAGATGAAGAACTGGATGATAATGGTGATTAATTATATAGATAGGAGATGATTGAATGCCTTATAATGAGAAGCTTGTCCTTGAGTTAGTAGCGAATAATGAGATGTCGGATAAAATAACCGATGCTACCAATACAGTTAAGAAATTGAATAAGGAGATCAAAGAACTCTCAGATAGTACTAAAGGTGTGGATGAATCTTCCCAATCAATATGGCAGAAGATGTCGTCTGTTATCGATAAAGTACAGGATAAAGTCGAAGGAGTAAATAGGACAGTAAGACATTATAACACCATGATGGAGGGATTTAATCGTGGTGTTATTGATTTATTCCAAGAGGCTGGTGAGGTCGTATATGATTTTACATCAGATTCTATAGACAATTTCACACAGCTATCAGAACAGCATGCTAAGACACTTGGTGCTATGGCGAATAATTATGATAAGACTTCAGCATCACAGGCAAGATTCCTATCAGACTCAAAAAGACTGAAAGAGCAAGCATTAGAATTGGGTACGTATGGTGTCAATGGTAATGGAGCACTAACGGATGCAACTGGTGTATCAGAGGCACAGACTGAATTGATAAAGGCTGGTCTTACTGCGGATGATATTCTAAATGGAGGAGCTACCAAGAGTGTACTAACATTTGCACAAGCCAATGGTCTCGATACAGAGTCGGCTGTAGAGTTTGCAGTATCATTAGGTAATCAGTTCGGTGTACCAGTAGATCAGTGGGACAGTATGTTAGATAAGGTGTCGCATACAGCTGATTTATCAATCATAGGTGTTAGTGATATCGTACAATCAATGAAATATGCGAGTGGTATATCATCTGGTGTCGGTATACCATTGGAAGAGACATTGGGTATGGTCGGTGTGCTCGGAGATTTCGGTCTTAGAGGGTCACAGGCTGGTTCAAGTATACAGGCACTTATTACTAGAATGTTGACTGGTGATACAACAGTGATCACAGATGCACAGGCTAAGATAGCACCACCTAAGGCATTAGATGCATTCAATCAGTTCGAGAAAGAGGCTAAGCCTAATGGTGAACTATTACCAATGACAGAGGTAATCGATCAGCTTGACGAGATAATGGGTACGTTGAATGACTCTGAGCAAGCATGGTTCGCGAAGAAGTTATTTGGTTTATATCAGATGAAGGGTGCATATGCACTCATCAGTGGTGATAGTGATGGTCTAGCCGAGACAATAGAGCAGATTACTAATGATTCAGATAATACAAATCTAAACAAACTCGATCAGATATTAGAATCACAATATGGTCAATTAACATCACTCAACAATATGTGGGAGAGTGTGAAGACTGATATGGGCGATAGAGTCAGTCCATTGGTCAATGCGATACGTGATGAATTATTCAACTTTTTGAGTAGTACTGGTAATTACGATATAAACTTCGATAATCTTAGGTCAGCACTAGATGAATCTGCAGATCTTATTGCAGAGAAATATGGTACTGCGCTAGGCGATGCTGTACGTGGTGTTGGTAATCTTACGATAGATTTTGCAGAAGTAGTAGAGGGTGTAGCACCAGAATTTGCAAGTGGATTATTGGAAATGCTCGGCAAGGCAGTAAAATTCGATATACCAGGTACTGTTGGCGAATGGAATGATATGATTGGTGACATGAAAGATGCAGTTGAGGATCTACCAGCCGATTTACGTAATATGGGAGATGCAGTAGTTAATGTAATAGATATGTTTGGTAAATTAGCCGCATTCAATATTGCAATGCAAGGACTAGAGGGTGCAACGAACCTAGTATTACTTGTGACTAATATCAGTTCTGCTATGACAACATTAGTAGGGTTATTAGGTGGAGTACCTGGTATTGCATTAGCGGTAGCTGGTATAGCCGCAATAATAGGAGTACAGACCGCCGCTGGTGTTGCATCAGCCAATATGGATAGGGAATCAGTAGCACGTAATGTCTACCAATTTGATGATTATGATGCAACAATTGCTGGTTCCAAGACTACAACTGGTATGAGAGCGAAGATGTCATCATTCTTGAAAGAGAATGGTATCACAGAAGATAGTGATACAGCATCACTATTGACAGATGAAATGGATAAATATGTATATGAGCAATCATTACAGGGTAAGACTGTGACTACTGATGAATATATTAAAATGCTTGGTGGTCTATATGGCAAGTATACAGAACTGGTATCTGGTGGCAGTGGTCTATTAGATGGTCTAGGTAATCCACTCAATGCAAATCCGATAGATAATACATCATTCTCAGGTAGCCTATACAAGTTTGATCAATACGGTAATGCTGATTATGGTTCAAAGACAACATTATACTCAGAATTGTACGACTACCTAGTTAATAATGTACCAGGTATGGAGAATAAATCTGGAGCAGTGAGAGTGGAGCCAGTAATGGATACATATCCAGTCGACATATATAGTAAAGCCAATATACAAAGACCTACTGCGACACAGGATAATACGAACAGAGTATTGATAGATGGTAATAAAGATGTATTATACGACGATCCAAATATTAGCATGTGGGATAGATTAGGAGCCGCATTTTCTAAAGATGCATATAAATATGGATTGCCATATAGTGATGGTAGTATATTTGGCGGATTGTCTAATTGGGATTTCATGGCTGGTAATGCAATGTATGATGAAACTGGTATTAGGGGATGGTGGTATAATGGTGAAGATAGAGAGGGTGCTGGAAATGGTAAATATAAAGAATATAATGACCAAATAATTGATGCTATGAACCAGAATATGGTAAATCAAGCTATGGCTGGTATTGATTGGGGAAAAGTATTCACTGGTATTGATTTTAGTGGTGCCAATGGTAATACAGAAAGAGGTCATGATATACCAGGATGGGCGGCATTATCAGATAAAGGTATGGAGGAGGCATTATCTGACCAAGAGATAATAAATACCAATATGCAGTTCTCGCCTAGCATTATATTACAGCCACCGAGCGTAACAGTCGATGTAAAAGTCGATAAGGATGGTAATGCTACAAAGAGCTATTCGATACTTGATCCAGCATTATTATTCGGTAATAATGCAAATATATGGTATAATAAGAATTTATCACAGTATGGGCAGAATAGTAAATAGGAGGTGATATCATGGCATTAGGTAAGATGAAGTATAGAGATTTCAAGTTTCCTTATAATCCAGAGACATCAAGCTTCGAATGCGACAGATCTTATGTAAGACATAAGTATCCAGAGTTAGCTGGTAATGAATTAGAGGATTTCGGACCGAATGCTGTAGTGATTACTGGTAGTGGGGAGTTCTTCGGTGAGAACGCATATACATATTGGAATAACCTACTAACTGCCTTCAATAAAAGTGGTGTAGGTAAATTCTACCACCCAATATATAAGACAGTAACCAGAGGACTGATGACTAAGCTGAAGTCCGATCTTGAGCCTAGAGAGAATTATATAAAATATTCATTTGAGATAGTAGCTGATACTGATCCAACAACCAGTAAGGCTAGTGACAGTGCTGTAATAGAGATTACATCAAAATCTAACGATACCAGTAGTATTGATGTCGGTGATATCGTTAGTTTCATTGGTACTAGGCATTATACATCTAGCTATGCTGGATCCACTAGCTACAATTGTAAATCTGGTAAGGCGAAGATAACAAAGATGAATAAATCTGGTGCACATCCATATCACCTAATACATACAAATGGTGGAGGATCCACAGTATATGGATGGGTTGATACAAGCGATATAGACGGTCTGCTTACAGTGAAGAAAGATACATCGAATAAGGTCGTACATGTAGTAGTCAGTGGTGAATGTTTATCAAAGATATGCGCATATTACTCTAAGAAATATAATGTTACAATCAGTTGGAAAGATGTAGCAACATATAATAAGATCAAGAAACCAGATAGTATCTATATTGGTCAGAAAATAACCATAGTATGGTAGGTGATGAATATGGCAATAAAAACTAAAATGTCAATACAAGTCGATAGTTCACGCACTGGTAGATCATATGATGTACGTAGATTTACTGAATTCAATGTGTGCTCAGATCTTGAGACAGATTCTGACTCATTCGATGTTGTAATAAAGAATCCAGACGGTATGTATACTGGTTTATTCTCGAAATTCGATAAGTGTGCTATTAGAGTTAATAGTAAAAAGATAATGACTGGCAACCTTGATAAGATCGGCTATATCTGGACTGGTGACGATGATTACATACAGCTCACTGGTAGGGATCTATGCTGGAAGCTTGTAGATAATGATGCATTACCAGATACTATCGAGAATGTTGTACCAAAAACCTATATTACCAAGAAGTGCAAGGAGTATGGTATAAAATCATTATGCGAAGATGGTGCAGATGTATATGACAAGCTTGTAATAGGGTGTGGAGAATCTGAGATATCGATAATGAACAATATATTACTTGAGAGCAAACATAGGATATGGTATCTGGTTGATACATTATATTCGGGTGTCTGGTCTACGAACGTGAATTCGTCTCATACATTCGTGCGTGGTGTAGATACTCCTGGTATTCCAATAGTTAAGCTAACCCTCGATGAAGTTGGTACTGATATGAAGAGTGAGGTTAGAATATATGGGTCTAATGATGATGGTACACAGAAGATGATCGGTAAATCTACAAATGCCTATATGATTGATAAGGGAATCAATAAGAGACAAGTTAGAAGATCATATAGCGATAAAGCATCATCCAAGTATACATCAGTAGCATTGAGGGACATACGTGATAACTTTCGTAATAATATAGTATTAACATTGGTGGTGAGATTTGATAGTGATAATGTATATATGCCAAATACAACAGCACTGATACACGATGCAGTTACTGGCATAAATTCGGTATTATTCATAAAGAAAGTGCAATATAGTAAGATACTAAATATGGGTAGTACGGTCACATTAACAATGATACCAGCTGACACATCATTTGAGAAGCTATGGAAGAGTACAACCAGCAACAGTATTACCAATCTTAATAAATTATCTAAGGAGATGAGATAATGAAACAATTCGGCAGAGAGGCTAGCAATATCCATAGTGAGCATAAGCGTGAGGGTTATATTGGACCAACTGCATCTACTGGCAATGGCGGTAAATCAATGAACGTTAACAACCTCAATAATTCGCAATTGCGTGGATTGTTGACTATGGCACCATATGGTATATCATCACGTGGTAAAGCTGGTATGAAAGCACAGGTGATCGTAAACGATAATAGTAATAATGCTGCTGTTGGTATATATGATCCTAATAAGCCAGAGGTTGAGGTCGGAGAAATTGTGTTATACTCAACTGGTGGTTGTACGATATATCTTGATAAAGATGGAAATATAACAATGACATCTGGTAGTGCGAAGATTATTATGAATAAGGTGACTCATGGTATAGCAGTTTACGGAGATGTCAGTATAACTGGCACACTCAAAGTAAATGGTGTGTCTATCGGGTAACTTTAAATTATTGTACAGTTCCCTAACATTTTAGGTGGATAGGAGGTATAGACTTATGCGTGATATAATAATGATGAATGGTGATCTCGTTGTGACAGAATTTGGAGATATAGCTGTCATATTGTCGGATGATGATGATATCATACAGATGGCTAATAATAATATAGCTACGAGATTAGGTGAGAACATATTCCACCCAGAGATCGGTAATGACGCGTATAATAAGAGGCTGAAGATTACACCATCAAATCTATCCGAAGTAGAATCAGATTGTAAGGATGCAATATTATATGATACACGTGTTAGTGATGTAACGAATATCAAGGCATATGATGGCATCGGATATGGTGAATGTACAATAGGGTATACATTACTAACAACTGATGGGCATAGTATTGATGGTAGAATATCTATAAATCTATTTTAAGTAAGGGGTGAGGAGATGGCAACTGATTTATATAGTAAACTTGGAATGAAGGAATTCGACCAGATGATAGCTGATACATTACAGGCTATTGTCAATTCTGGTACTGGTATAACTAATACTAGTGCTGGTACAGTAATAAGGACATTAGTAGAATCGATATTGGATAATAATGATATGTCTAACTACTATATATCATACGTATACGGTGCACTTGGTATTGATGATGCAGAGGGAGAAGATCTCGATAGGTTGATATCTATACTAGGATTAGCAAGATATAGTGCAACATATTCGACTGGTGTTGTCACGATGTATACTGGCGGTGAACCAGCACAATATGATATACCAATACCGTATGGATCGATTGTTAGCACGAGACAAGATTCCAATGGGAATATAATAGAATTTACGGTATCAGATAGCGATGTAATATTGACCGCTGGTAATACCAGTGTTAATGTGAATATAATAGCTGTTGATGCTGGACATATCTATGTACCAGCTGGAGCATTATCAGTATTAAATTCATCTATTTCTGGGATACAGTCTGTAGCAAATACTGCAGAAATAAATAGCGGTACTGATGTCGAAGATGATGAAACATTGAGGATTAGAACTAAAACGATGTCAAAATCATTCGGTAAGTGTACTGATAGTGCAATCAAATTTGCAGTTGAGGCAATAACTGGTGTTCTTAGCTGTACTATCATCGATATGATGAATGGGATAGGTACAACTGGCGTTATCGTGTCGACATCTATAGTACCTCCTCCAGCAGAATTGATTACGGAGATTACCAATATTGTAAAGCAGACTAAGGCATCTGGTATTGCAGCATTTATAGTATATCCAACTATTAAGGGTATTGATCTCGATATCAATATCAGTGGTATTGAATTTAATGTCGATCTTGTTATTGAGACAATATCGAATTATGTTAATAGTCTAGATATAGGACAATCATTCATAATATCTCAGAATGAACGTAAGATATTGAATGCACTCGACTCTAATTATGGAAATAATGATGATGTCGACATAATTACGAATGTACCGACATCAAATCAAGTACCAGCATCTACGGAGATAATAAGAATAGATACATTAACTATCAATGGCACATTATATAGTATTAGTTAGGTGGTGATAATATGGCAATTAGCAGTTTAGATAATATACAATATAGGCTACCAGCATTCTATGACAAATACAATGAAGATTCTGTATTACATGGTGTGATAGGTGTATTTGCAGATGTAGATGATTCCAGAAATAGATTGATAGACCGTGTGAATAATGCTATAGGTATCGATACTACACACGATGAAGATCTACAATATAGATGGGGCAATCTACTATCAATCGACAAGAGATTTAATGAATCTTATGCAGCATATCGTAATAGGTTGAAGATGGCTTATCCGTCTCTGATAGGTGGTACAGAAGATGCTATTATATATGCCATAGCATCAGCCATAGGTGTTACTGATAGCCAGAATCTAATAGATGGCTATATAGGAGTATATGATGCATGGGAAAATTATAATGGCACAGTCGATGCTAAAACTGGCACTTCAATACAGTCATTGCTGTCACGTAATTCATTTGCACGTATAACGAAGATAGATGGTGCTAGTAGCCAAGTAGTTACGGTACAGGGCAAGAATTTATTTGACAAATTGAAAACGCAATATATTGGGCAAAGCGTTGCAATTTCAACTGGAAATCTATATGCAGATGCAACATCATTAACAACATATTACATCCCTATTTCCCCGTCAACAAGCTATATCTTTTCGCACCTTAAATGGGGAGCTATTTATGATGTTAACAAACAGTTTATATCTGGCTTTGCAACGGTTAAATTTACAACTCCATCCAATGCTTATTTTGTAAGATACACAATGCTTTTAGCAAGCATAGATACTTTTCAACTTGAACTCGGCTCAACAGCAACAGCTTACGCGCCATTTATCCCGAATAGTCCATCGCTAGATTATCAATCACCAATTATAACCGCTAATAATTTTAACATCACTGCAAGCAACGGAATAGATACAAACTCAATTAATATACCTTATACTATAGGTAGTTTACCGAATGGTACGAAGGATACTATTGAGGCTGTAGATGATGTACTTAATCATGTTAAAAAGACTAATGTGGCTATATTTGATGGAAGTACTGACGAGAATTGGGTTTTAGCGCAAACATTAACAAATACCTTAAGATTTACATGCAGTGCTGTTTTGAATGGCTGTGCGGACGTAAATACGCTTAGAATGATTTGTGATAAACTTATATGTACATTAGTGTCTGATCAAAACGATTATGAGCATATTAGAAATGCTGCTACTGGTTCCCCAGATTTACTTGTCGTTTATATAAATAAGAGCAGATTAATCACACCCAATGTAACAGGATTACGCACATTGCTTGCATCCAATCCATTAACTGTACAATATGAGCTAGCAACCCCAATCTACACCCCGATCACAGAATTAATCTTAGCATCATATAAAGGTATGACCAATATTACCACAACAGCTAGTCCACAGGTGAGTATCAGTAGTCAATTTATGGATGATGTATATAGTGCGATACGTAATGTACCAACTAGTGATAGGACATATGGCAATATACTATGTACGATAGATCTAACAATCGGTCAGGATGCAATAGATATTGAGCAGAAGGTCATTGATGCTATCAATATAGTTAAGGCATCTGGCATTAAGCCGCATATATTATACATCGGTATAAAGGTAGTATCATATATCGATATGTCTAGGTTTAATTATTCTTCATTTAGTATAGTATCATATGATGAGTTGGTTAACTAACTGTGTTCGATACTGCTCTAAAATTTAAAATAGATAAGGAGGTATATAATAATGGCACATAGTAAAACACAATACGCTCAGTTAAATAAGCCAGATTCATTGACTTTAAAGGTTGATCCACAGAAGATGTTTATAGATAATATCAACCAGCAAGAGGCTAATTATCTTAGACTTATCAAGATGATCGATGCATCAGTTGGTAGTATTAGTGCATTGAGGGCTATATCTACATCAGACACAGTTAGATATGTCGATGGATTGATGATATTAGTGCGTGGTATTGGTATATACCATTTTGATGCAGATGCAGTTACAGATGATGATGGTATCAATGTCATAGCACCTACTACTGGTGCTGGTAGATGGTTTGCTATAAATGGTGATATATTGAATAATATGAACAGTCTTGATGGTAGGATTAATTCATTAGAAGCTAAGAATATTGCTTCTGGAATAACCTTATCACAGCATAAATCAATTTTTACATCAGGAACTGGTAAAGATAATCTCAATGTAGACAAAGATTATTCTGATGAAGTTCTAGGACAGAGTACTATTAAGATTGAGGGTAGCACTGCTGTAAACCTTGTAAAGAATGGTGATTTTAGTAATGGTAGTACTGGATGGACATGGACGCCAACATCAGGTGGAGTGGTTTCAAATAATGAAGCTAAAATAACTCCCACTGTTCAATATGATATGTTTTATACATATTTAAAATTTATTGCTAATCATGTTTATTACTTTACAGCAGATATCTATGGAGATGGTTATACAGAATTACTTATGAGTGACAATGTTAATTTTACTCAACTTGCGGCTCATAGTCCTGTATTAAGATATGAAAAAATAACAATATATCATAAGCCATTAGTAGTAAATAATTCAAATAATTCATTAGGATTTAGGTCGGTGGCAACTAGTGGTTGGATTGAAATTAAAGCGAAAAACTTCATGTTTATTGACCTTACAGCATTATTCGGCGCAGGAAATGAACCAACAAAAGAACAATGTGACTTCATGTATGACCATTATATCAATGGATTGCAAGGTGTAGGTAGTAGTAAAATTGTAAGTAGGGGAAGTAAAAATTTATTTGATGGGATTATAGAAAGTGGCACTATAGATATTGGTACTGGAATAGACATAGTGGATATAAATGTTAAAAGAACTAAGAATTATACATTTGTTAATGAAAATACTAATTATATTAGTAAGGCATATCCTTCAAGTGATGCTGTTAGGGTATATTATTATGATGTAAATAAGATATTTATTTCTACCATTTATGTGATGTCTGATACTTTAGCATTTACAACACCAACTAATTGTAGATATGTAAGATTTTCATTTCGTTCAACTACAGAATATTTTCAACTTGAAGAGGGTTCAGTAGCTACAGAATATGAACCTTATCAATCCTCTGAATTAGTAACTACAATGCCAACAGGAACACAACTGCATAGATTGCCAAATGGGGTATATGACAGTATTGAAGAAGTAAACTCTATTAGGACATTGTTTAAGAAGACAAAAGAATACACATTAGTAGCAAGTGATATAACACAATTAGACACCACTTTAGCAAATGTCGATAGAATTTATATTTTAATTTCATCCTTGACTGGTCTTAAAGATAGTGGTGTTGCTGATGCAATAGGAACTAAGTTTATTACTAGTATATCATGTCCTAGAAATGGTGGACTTGATGTAGATATGAAAGCAGGAACTCACTACGCTACAGACGTAGTATTTATATTTAATGTATCAAAAGGTGCTTATGCCAATTTAGCCGCGGCTCAGACAGCATTAGCTGGAACTAAGATTGTATATGAATTAACAGTCCCATTAATGTTTACAGATGGAGTTATGGTGTTAAAGCAAGAGGGTAACCTAGAAGTATATGAAGATGGTACCATCTATCAAGAGTCTTCTATCAATCCAAAAGAATATAACAATGCCAAGTTACACATTACCTATAATCTTTCTGATAAGGCGATTGAGATGTCTAATAGTGAGAGTATAACTGATATTAATAAGAGAATTATTGGAAGATTGAAGAACTCTTATTTAGTCGAAGAGAGTGGAAATTTTTCTAATTCGGAAGGCTCTTACACAAAAGCACTTGGTCAATCTGCGCATGCCGAAGGTGATGGTTCGAAAGCATATAGTCTGTATTCTCATGCTGAGGGTCAAAATACTCAAGCAGGTGGAAGTCCTACTGACCCAAACATTGGTATACGTGCCCATGCAGAGGGTCAATTCTCAGAGGCATCAGGAAATAACTCTCATGCTGAATGTACAGAGACAATAGCATCAGGAGATAGTTCTCATGCTGAAGGTATGCTAACTCTCGCAAGTGGAGATAATTCTCATGCAGAAGGTAGTAATACTATAGCAGAGGGAACATCATCCCATGCAGAGGGTGCCAGTAGTTGGGCGAATGGGGACTATTCACACGCAGAGGGTCAAAATACAATTGCTAATGGTAATTATTCACATGCAGAGGGAAAAGATACTAGAACAGATAATTGGTATGCTCACGCAGAAGGATTTAATACAATTGCAAGCGGTGTAACTGCACACGGCGAAGGTGATAGTACGCTCGCGGCGGGTGCAAGTTCACACGCCGAAGGTCAAAGTACAAAGGCGAATGCTTTACGTTCACACGCTGGTGGATTAGGCACTATTGCAGACGGCAATGAGCAATTTGTAGGGGGTAGATATAACTCGCCTAATGGGTCTGACCTATTCCAAATAGGTAATGGCTCTTCTGATGCTAATAGAAGTAATGCAATGAGAGTAACTGCTGATGGCTCTATGATATTAAGTGGTGGAATTACCCCAAATGATACTTTAGGCGCATTAACCTCCACAAAAGGAACCATAGTCGGTGGGTATATTAAACGGGGGATAGAGGTTGTTTTTAGTGTAAAGCTTACCCTTACTGCATCCATAGCCATAAATGATGTTATAGTTTCTGGATTTCCTGCAATTGTATCAGAATATTCAGCATTTAGAGGATGTGCGCCATTTCTAGGAACATACTTTGATGCAATCATTAGTGAGAACGGGTCGTTAATCACTGGTGGAGCATATAATAATGGACAAATATTATATATATCTGGTGTATTTATATCAGCATCTTAATAAAATAAAGGAGGAATTAAAATGAGTAGAATAGTATTAAAAACAGCAGAAGAGTTTCAAGTCTCTTCTGTATTTATGCAAGCAGAAAATCAGCTTTGTATCTCATTCACAGGCATTACAAATTATGATGAGTTAAGAGCAAAATTGACAGTTCAAGCTATGAAAGAGGTTAAGGTATATTCGACCGAGACTGATTTCTTGGTGTATGAGGATTATACAAAATTCGTTGACCCATCCAAGATATTCAAAATAGCAGATGGTACATATGAAGTCTTGGCAGTCTTCGAGAAAGAGGACGAAATGAGTCAGAGAATGAGAACAGCAGAAGAAAACATTCAAACGTTATTTGATGGATTTAATTTCTTAATGACAGAAGTTATTCCATCATTGATGGTATAGAAAGGAGAAAGGAGATGATAGACATGGCACTTTATATTGCAAAAGCAGTAATTAATGCAGAGAAACAAAATGTTGGTGGTGGAGCAGTCTTATACAGAGCATATTTCATAAAGATTGACACATGGGATGCATACCAAGCAGATACAAATGCAATTCTACTGACCGAAGGTTACGGTCAATGTATCGTAACAGCTTAATAATTAACAGCATCGATAGTGATTAGTGAGGTGGGAGACCACCTCACCGCTGTATCATTGTCCGCTGGTAAAAGTTGCCAGCTTTATGCATTCCACTAACATGTTAGTAAATAAAAATGTGGTGGGAGGTATTGATAGATGAATGAGAACAGTAGAATCTGTGAGGAGAGGCACCGAAATCTTGAAGAGAAGATAGAAATACATGATAAGAGGCTTAATACTCACGGTGAGAAATTAGACAAACTTGAGAATAGTCAGATTCGTACGGAGGTTGTCGTTGAGAATTTATGCAAGGAGATAGAATCACTTGTCGTTGCAATAAAGGAGAGTAATAGTAAGACTACCAATATATTACTTGGTGTTAGCGGATTCATTATTACAATCCTTGTCGGGTTCTTTATCTGGTATGTGCAGACAATACCGAGATAGGAGTGAGTCATGTTCAAATCCAAAGGTGTGTTTCTTAAATTATTACTGCTACATAATTTATTATTTATGGACTTATTATTCTTCTGCTGTCTTCTATTATTATGGAGACAAGGAGAATTGCCGAACACACTCATTAAGTATGCAGCCATATTCTATGGTGGTGAAGGTATATTGAGTGCAGGTATCAAGATCTCGAAGATTGTTAAGGATAAAGGGAAAGGAGGTAATAGGAATGACGACACGAAAGATTGATTGGAAACAAAAATTATCGAGCAGGAAATTCTGGGCATTTATTGTCGGCATCATATTGGCATCGGTTGTATTCTTTTTCGGCAGTGACTTGACTACTATGCAAGTAGAATTGATCGAGAAGGCTATTTATATAATCATCGCCTATATATTCGGTGAGAGTGCTGTTGATTTTGCCAGAGTAATCAAGAATGCTGATACGAATAGTGACGGTAAGTTAACCCACAATGAGATCATTGTAGCTGTTGCGCAGTATTTAGCGACACTAGTTGAACAGATCTCTGATAAGGATAAAGGTGATGAATAATGGGTATTAAAATTGGGCATGCATCGATAGACGAGAACGGTAAGATTGCTGGTGGTAAAGTCGGTGATCAAACAACAAAGGAAATCTGTACACGGATATGGTACGATAAAGACTGGGATTATTACATTGAATGTACCGACACAATAATTGCTAATAAAGCCTCGATATTTGTAGAACAGGTATGTGCAAATCCGAACTACGGATACGATCAATCAGATAGGTTGACTGGATATGTGAATATTGTTAAGAATGGTGGCAAGGTATATGGTGCCAAGGGTGAATTTGATTGCTCGTCATTGATAGCCGCTGCCTATATTCTTGCTGGATTGAAATTATCACCTTCATGTACCACCAGAGATATCAGAAGAGCACTATTTGCAACAGATAAATTTAAGGTCTACTCGGAAGCAAGATATCTTACTAGTGATAGATATGCTAAGCGTGGAGGCATCTATCTTAAAGAAGGATCCCATATAGTAATGGCATTAGAAAATGGTGCATCCAACCCTTATCCACAGCCTACAAGAACTATCTATTATGACAATGAAGATAGGAAGGTTGTCTGTGATGGTGATGATGTAAAATTCGTACAGTTCGAATTGCGTGAGGCTGGTATAACGATAGTGACCATTAATGGAGTTAAGAAAGAACTCAAGATTGATGGTAGCTGTGGACAGATAACTGATGCTGGTATAAGACGATATCAGACGATACGCAGATTAGTGGTAGATGGTAAATGCGGTCCGAAGACGATTGCAGACATGATAAATAGGTAGATACTCAACAATTGCGAACCGACTTTGAAGAAGCGAAGCCGAGCGATCACCGCAAGCGATTGCGTCGAGTTGACTCGCAATAGCAGAGAAAAAGCGGAAGACCGCTTCCGATTGACGAGCCGAGAGCGGACGAGAACAGAGAGAAAGGCTGGGACTTTATCGCCCAGCCTAAATCTTTGTCTGAACTTATTCTGTTATGCTATCGCACCATTCATTGCTAACTTCATCATTGCCGATTGAAGATTAACATGTTGTGCAGATGCTTGCGCTACTAAATTCATGTCAACAAGTTCTTCCATTACAGCACCCTTAACATTTGCCACAATAACATCACCCATCTGTCTGCAAGCTACCATCATTGCATCTTTCTCGCCTTGTGTAAATTCCACGATTTTACCTCCTCCCTAATTGATCTAGCAAATCTTCTAAACCATGTATTCTTCTTATAAAATCTGCATTTCTTTATACCAGTATGGTGACATTGTGATAGGATATCAATGCCTATCGCATAGTTGCATGCACCACATCCTCCATTGATACACGATTTGCATATACAGTCTTTATCACACATTTATTTCTTCCTACCATTTCTCTCACTCCTGTCTAGCATTACACTCATAATTATGAGTAATACTATCCATTGTGCAAGTTCATTATATATCAATACTAGATCCATCATATTAAATTCTCCTTGACTCTGATATTGATTGGTTTACACTCTGTCCAATCCTTATCATCACGCAATCTCAAAAATACCGCATTTCTAAATGACTTAACAGATTCTTGGATAGCTTCGATCTCAATTACTTGGTGATTTGCAATGAGTGTATCTGCATTGCGATAGATGTAATTTCTGGTTTCATCATTAAGTCCACTCGAACTATCGCCACATTTGACCAACTTACCATTTATGATATGACCAAAATTGAAAGATCCGAATAAATTAGCATTCTTGCCAGTACCATTGTTATTTATTCCCATAAGTACGACATCATGTGTTATCTTCTTCTTACCTTTAATCCAGTTGTTTGCTGGCTTCTTATCTGGGATATATAATGCGGTCTCCCTTTTGATAATTATACCCTCACCACCAGCCTTGACTATTCTGGTAAAATGCTCACAAGGATCACCATTTAAATCCTCTGTAAGGTTGATATACTCGGAGCCATGACATCTCATATGATTTATATACTTATGATACACATATGATAGTAATGCACGTCTTACACGGTGTGGCTCATTAATTAATGATTTACCATATATTGCACGTATATCTATCAACATGTAACATGGTCTATCACTCCAATTCATTTTGCTAATTCTATATATAGCCTTGTCCTCTGTACAGCCAAGTATCTTGGATACATCATCTGATATACCACCTGGTATGTAAATTTCTCCATGAAGATCTGCACCACATTGCTCATATACATATCTCAGTAAATCTTTGATATGAGGCATATGACCAGTTTTCTCGACTGGATTGCCCTCACTACCTTTGGCTGTCGATAAACGTTTACTAAAGAATTTGCCCTCGGTATTAAGATAACTGAAACCATCATATTTTGTCTCAACTGAATAGTCTGCACAATTAATCGGAAACAGATCATCATCTCCGCCAAATACATTTACGAAATCTGGTGCATATAACAAACATCTCTCTAATGTATCACTAAATATTGTGCCATAGTTCATTATGTGTACATTCTGCTCATTGATCCTTGCTATAATCTTCTTAAGATTTGCTGGGTCGGTGTGTTCCGCACCCTGTGCTAATATTAGATTCATTGCAATTCCTCCTTATTTTTATCTCGAAAATCCTCCACAATTGCCTAATGGCTTCATATCCCTATCACTACATGTCGGAGTAATACATATCTTGCATATATCCTCACGAACGACTATCTCTGGTAGTTCTACCTCTATACGGTGACGGTGTGGGTCATTCTTCGTCTTGTTCCATTGTGACTCTGTATACTGGAATGCCCATTTGGCACCATACATACTAATCATCTTGGCTCTAGCAGTATCATAGTCCTTTGCAACTATTGGTTGACAATAACCTTCATATTGCTGATCCCTACCAAATGTGAAATAGAATTTCTGTCCATCCATTATTTTACCTCCATAACGATATGTACTGTCTCTAGTGGTTGTTCTGGATATACGGACACATCTAGGTCTACACTAGTGAATTTCTTAGAATTTAGATCATATCGTAGCTTTATAGTAGCTTCTGTATATTTCAAATTACTCATTATATATGTACAGGCTTTGTCACAGATATCATTCCAGAATGCATGTATTGGGTTCTTGTCCTTATTGTGACCCTTTATCAATGTGAAATTCAATGCTGTATGATACGACAACGCCAGTAATTCCTCCCACAATCCACGGTTCAATACTGGCTTATTGGCAGAAGTTTTCCATCCATTGGTTAGCCATCTGTCCAGATAAGCTGGGTTCGTGTATCCTGTCACTATGTATCCGCTGTCACTCAATATCCAGCAATTCGGATATGTCTCCAATTCCCTCAAATACTTGATACCATTTAATACTGCCAGCATCTCCGTTATATTATTGGTTGAACCCTCCACATAACCACCATAGATATCAACATATCCTTGTGAGAGATCGGCTGGTTCCAAGAATGCCCAAGATCCTACACCATGGAGTGGGCCATCTGGACCATTATGACATCCACCATCGGTGTAGATCTGTCTAATCTTTCCAGTGTTCGACTGCATATTTGAGTTCATCTAATATTCTCCTTTCCACATTATATCCATCACGTAGTTGATCAACACTTGTATCTACTATAATTGCATCTGCTCCAACTATATCTATGAGGAATTTAGCCATTACCTCCAACATTATGTCGTCACATTCTTCCCATCCAAATGCCCTATCATCTACGTACATGTGGGCATATACCTTACGACTATTAACATGCCATGGTGAGAATTGTATCGATTTATTTATCGCATCATAGTGGATGTCATTACCATCAAGGAACTCTATTGCTGGTGTAAGATCGTCGTATATCCTACACTCTTCCTGTACGTATGCCACATCACGTGATGTCCATATTACAACCTTTACACCTATCTCATGTAATAAGTTGATTACTTCCTTTGCATACTTTCTGACAGTACCACATACAGGATATATATCTTCGCCATCTACATTAATTGTGCCATCCAAATCCCACGCTATTATAGGCACCATTGCACTATCTCGGAATTTCCGCTTCATCAATCTTAGCCTCCTTTTGTGTGTTACTACTGGTTTGTATCTTCGTTACACGTCCTCCGAATAATTCCAGTATTCTCTTTACTCTTGGCTGTTCCCATGGTTTATTTGCTTCCATATGTTTACCTCCTTATATGAATTAAGGCTGGGTTATAATGCCCAGCCTATTGTAATCAGTGGTAAGCTAGGAATGTCACTCAACACAACTATCTTCGCTAAATCAGACATCATCTGACATTATAGCTACTTAGTTATTGTGTACAACACACTTACGCATCCATAGCAAGGCGGTTCTTAATCCATAGTAAACCTACACTGATTGTTACCTATAATTGGTTAATTCTGATTTCGCAATAGGGTTTACTCTTGAATTCTCCATAATCCCTAACTACTGCTGTGAACTGTGTACCAGCATCCATTAATGGAGCCATAATTGATGCGTACTCCTTGCCGATATAACCGATCTGCTTGTCACCAGTAATAACCTTAATTGCATTGATATCATACTTGTTACTCGGTTCACGGACCAATTCAACTGTTGATTCGTCGGTCATTTCCATGATTGCCTCACGTCTGCTGGAACCATCTTCATTTGTAAATGTAACACCAACCACCTTAAGATCGACATTACTGATCTTTGCAACCTCCTGTGGTACTGGTTCTGATGATGTTGCGTAATTCGGATCTGCAACATATCCTGGGATATTATACTGTCCTACGTTCATTTTATTTCTCCTCTCTAGTTCTTTCTTCATAGATTTTATGTAACCATCTTTTAATGGTGAGTTACCTCTACTTAGCATCCTAATACAATTATTTAGGTGTAATTCTGTCATTTCTTTTACTTCGTGATTATTGCCATCAACATCAGTCCAAGTGTTAAATATTGGATTAGGATATATTGGAAATTTCTTACAATCTTCCTCGTATCTACGATCATCCCAATATGCCATTCTATCCATTTCCATATCTGCGTAATCGCCCATTTTCGCCACCAACCTTTCTAATCTCTTCAGATCGAATATCGAGGTTGGTAGCGTTTCAATAAACTATATTAATCTCTCATATCTCCGCTACTATTACCGAATATGAGTAGTCCACTATCATGTGGTACACTCATTAATGGTACTACAACCGATGGCGGATCTATATAATCATCGCATGTGATCTCACCCAATTTGAATTGTTCGGTATTGTAGTCTGGACGTTTAAATGTGTTATAGTGCTTGCATAACCTCTGCATTTTTGGGTGACATGTGTAGCATGGTAATCTCTTTAGCCACTCATTATCCAGCCGTTCCTTGCGCTCTTCCTTAGATTCCTCTTTCTTCATATTATCTCCTCTCATTCTGGAATGCCTCTTACATCCATCTTCGTCAATACAGAAGAAACATTCACTATTATTATTGTATTTACCAAAACAATTCATTATATACCTACCTCCTTATAAGCCAACGTACCTACCGATTCTACAAAATCGATAATGTAATCATTTAGTGCGATGGTCTGTGCACATTCGATTGTGATATCATTATACCCGTCACGAACGTGTATAAACACCTTTGTATTTCCATAATGTTGGTCGAATATCCCTTTCAATTGCATCAATGAGAATATGTCGTCTGGATTGCTCATTCTAATGTGACATTCTGGACAATCTCTTATACCTTGATTAGCCATACTTCTGATATACTCACACTGGATAGTTACCTTACCTTTGTAGTTATCACGTTTGCCTTTCAGTACAACTGGGTTATCCTTGACAATGTATGGCAGACAAGACTCATATATACCAGGGAACATTGTAGCTTCATATGTTCTGTATGCTGTACCAACCATGACAAATCCCATCTTCTTGCCTTTATTTCTACCCTCTTTCTTTATAACTGTCTCATGGCAACTCTCGATGAAACCAGCTATATAGAACTCATTTGGTAGTGCTTCATCGTCGATATTCTGTATCGCACTCCATCTACGGATTTCGTCGACATAGGCATCGATTGGATGAGCACTGATGTAATACTTGAGTATCTCTTTCTCCCAGATAGAATATTCTATTGGGTCTTCCTCTACTGTAGTTACTTTATATGTACCAGCACCAGCCTCCCACTTTGAGAGTGCTTCATCCACGGTAGGAGCCTCTGTAGTCTTATTTTTCTTACGTTTCAATTTACCGAGTGCCTCGCAAAGATCTGGCATTGTTGCAACTAATGATGCACGATTACCAAAATCAGTATCGCTTGCGTTATTTTGTAATAAACTATCGAATGCACCGCACTTCGCAAGGTTCTCCATTACTGTCTTATTTAGTAGGGTTGATGAGATTCTTAGCCTGAATTCCTCTACGCAACCATATACACCACGATCAGCCTTATCTTCCACTACAGCAATAAGTGCTTTATCACCAAACTGCTTGATTGCGGCTAATCCAAATCTGACCACATTCTTATCAGCCATAATGAAATCCATATCTGACTCGTTTATGTCTGGTGGTATCAATTCGACTCCATGGTTCATCATATCACGAATTATAATTGTCTGTCGTTCTGGTTTATCAGTCAATGAATTAAGCATTTCAGCATAGAAACAATCTGGATAATGAGCCTTATAGTACGCATTATAGTAACATATGTGTCCATATTCTACTGTATGTGCTTTATTAAAACCGTATCTTGCAAACTTATCAATTTCGTCAGCCGCACGATCAATTATCCTCTTCTTATGATTTGGATCGTCAAACATCTGGCTACTTGAGAAACTGTAATTCATTGCACTTTCGATAAACCAATTCATCTGTTCTTCCATTAGGACAGCATCTTTCTTACCCATAGCCTTGCGTAAGATATCGGCTCTACCGTAAGAACATCCAGTCATTTGTCGTACACGTGCCATAACCTGTTCTTGGTACACTAGTACACCGTATGTCTCTTCGAGGTAACTTTTCTCCTCTGGAAATAAATAGACTATCGGTTCTTTGCCAAGTTTACGATCGATTAGATGCTGTACCATTGTCTTGCCCTCGATGATAGCATCTAGGGGTCCTGGTCTATATAATGCCAATCCAGCAGATATCCACATAAAGTCGTTGATCTCTAGTCCACGCATTCTCTCGATTGTGGTCAATATTTCTTCTTTACGCTCTTTGAACCTCTGTATCTCATATCCACCGATATCAAGGTCTTCCATCATCTGTGTAAATCCAGTAGATTCAATCTGGAAGATGCCAATAGTATCACCATCATTTATCAGCTTAATCGCTTCTGGATCATTATATGGTATTTTCGAAATATCGTGGTCTGGATCATACCATTTACGTACTAGATTACCAGCATTATGGTTAACATCTACTGTACGCAGACCAAGTGCATCCATCTTTAGATATCCGATTGCCTCAAGTGATCTCATATCATACTGACATGCCAATACACCATCACCCTTTGCCCTCATTAGTGGCACATTTGATTCCAATTCCACTGGAGCAACTACTACACCAGCCGCATGTGTAGATTCATGCTTATTGAGACCCTCAAGTCTGAGCATTATATCCAGTGCCCTCTGCCAAGTCCATGATGATTTAATCTCAATCTGTACTGATGGCACAGCACCCATATATACACTCATAAGCTGTTGGTGGATGATCATATCATTGTCTGTCTGACGTTTGTATGATCCATTCTCCAGTATCCTCTGCACATTAGTCCTATCTACTGTTACAGTCGCATCTGGGAACGGTATATTCTTTAATGCTATCAAGAACTTGTCGCTATCCTTAACATCTTGTAATGTGATTGCTGGATCGTCTGGTATCGTTGCTTTAACTTCATTAATTATTGAATTCGGAACGTTCGCTGATGCGAGTACGTCATGCACTACTGTTAATTTTGACAATGTTCCGTATGTGATAATCTGCGCCACATGTGCCTCACCATATGTATCAGCTATGTATGCCAAGCCTATATGGCGATATTTCTGGCTGATATCAAAGTCGATATCTGGGAATGCGATACGCTCTGGATTAAGGAAACGCTCGAAGAATAGACCGAACAATAATGGATCGCATTGGGTGATGCCGATACAGTAACATACCATTGACCCTCCAGCACTACCCCTACCTGGTCCCATAGGAATTATGCCATCTGGTGGCGGTGTGATCCCTTTCATCTTGCAGAATGGTATAACTCGTTCTGGCTTGCGACAGAAATCATGTATATCCCAGATCATCAGAATATAGTCAACGAAGTGATTTGGTACTATCACATCATATTCGATATCAAGCCTATCATATACATCCTGTGGTATTTTATCACCGTATCTGTCATGTGCACCATCTATTACAAGGTGCTTTAGATATTTTTCGGCAAGTTCGTCGTGTCCCATGTTTTGCATATAATTGATAACTCCTTTCTCATTTGTTCAATATCTACATGAAGAATATAACAGTCTGGAAAGCGGTCATTAAGTGGACTTGGTGTTGGATTGCCCTCAAGACATTCATATATAATCCTTACACACCTATTCGTTGGATTGTTATTATGTGTCCAATCAAGATTTACAAACCAATCGATATCCACCCAGTCATTTATTCTGATGTTTGATTGATTTCTGCGTTGTGACCTAATATAGTTCTTTAATAAAGATAAGTCACTAGCCTTATCATACTGTAGGACTAGTGACTGTCTATCGATATTAGGTCTATCAACTGAAACTACCGTTGAAAACTTCACAATATCGTTCATTATTTACTCTCCTTATAATTACTGTGGTTGTCGGTTATACACTCATCACATGGGTAAATCATTGTATGTGATACTCCGAGAGTGGTACTACGATGGAATAATCTCTTCTGATATAATGAGCATCTATGATTTATGTCTGGGTGACGTCGCTGTATTTCTTCTGTTATATTGATATGACCACACTTATTACAATTTATCATCTCTTATCACCCTCGCTGATGAAGCACCACGTGGTGTTAATGGTACTATATTGTGAAATAATCCACATTTGCATAAACCTTTATCCCTCATTATGACACACGGGCAGAGGAACTGATCTCCATTGCCACCACATGGACAATGACCATCTTTGCGGTTGAGGGCACTGAGTATACCATCAACCTTTCCACCGTCCTCATTAATAATAAATCCAGTGGAGTTTGATATCCTATTCAACCAGAAGCGATTATATGTTGTAACTTGACTGATATTGGCATCAACATCTGGTGTAGTAACTGCTGGATTCTTACCTCTAAGTGCATCCATTAATTTTCCCATTAGAACATCATCCTCCCTAAATTCTGGTGACCCATCCTTGCAAATTCCTCGAATCCTTTTGCCTCTGGTGGTAAGAATGTAATCTTATCTGGTGCGTGTGTTACTACAGTACCATCATCTAATTCTACTATAGCCACTGTGTAATTACCAGCACCGCTCTCAAACTCCTCGAAATCATTACCCCATTGGTGGAATAAACCTAATGTCTCTTTATTCTCCCAATATGACTTATTACTGGACATAAAACTTCTCTTCTGTAAACTATCTATCGTTGGGTCAATCCTTAGACCGATACCTCCTGGTATACCATTATTATACTTCTCAAGTTCATCTTTCCATAGTTCTTGTAATTGTGCATCGGTTCTTTCTGTTTTGATATTGGTTGTTATTAAGCATTTGCGCATTTGTTTACCTCTCTTTCTATAAACCATTTAGGAATATTAAAGCTAGGTGGTTTTGTCTCACCGAACTCAATTATCTTGTCATCAACCCTATCCACTATCAATTGTGTGTTATTGAGATACTCGATTGGATACCGCTCGATCAATTCCTCTTCTGACATCAGCCAGTAACCATCACCAGAGAAACCATTAAATACTGGATTATCATACCAATTGCCATACTGGATGCTTAGTAGTGTTTTGTGAGCATCACGGTCTTCTTTATTGGTGAAATGGGCATCGGTACATGCGATGATCGGTACTCCATGTTTCTTTGCCCACTCCTCCTTGATTTTATTACATCTATCCTCGATCTCTATACCATGATTATGATACTCGATGTAGAAATCGTCTTTCAGTAGGTTCAGATACCACATGAACTCATGATATGCTAGTTCGATATTGCCATCAACAATATGACTACATACTGTACCACCAACACAGGCATCTGACCACATTATATTGTGATGATATTGCTCCAACAGTTCCTTGTCAATTCGTGGCACATAATAGAAACCCTCCTCGAATGACTTCTTCTGCATTATGCACATGTTCCTATATCCGTCCTTATTCTTTGCCCAAGAATTGATGTGCATATAAGCATCGCCACGCTTTGAGTATGACTTGTAATGTCTACTGTCCGTTGACATATACCATTCGCATGCTGGTATATACTTAAATCCGAATGTGTTGCACACCGATGCTATTACAGCCTGTCCATACATATTGCCATGATCGGTTGCGGTAATTGCTCCAGTACCTCTGCGCTCTGCATTCAGAACTATCTCACCCTTAATGTGTTTCGGATCATCAGCATCCGCTATTCTTATCATACCATCTTGTAGGCTATATTCTGTGTGTAAGTGTAAGTCGGTGTATGTCAGCTTTCTATTAATATCCATAACTTCACTCTCCTTTCACCGTTTGTATTGTGGTGACATCATACGTTAGTAATTACTATTGCTCATCAAATGGCAAATCAGTTTTACTAACCAAATCCCATATCTCTTCATCGTCATTCATCAGTCTATATAATTTCGTCTTGATCTTCCTTAGGATCTGTACCACACGTGTCCTTGATATTCCGAGTTCTTTGCCCATTTCCTCCTGTGTCTTGCCATTGTACATTATCTCTTTGAATAGAAGTTTCTCACGATCATTGAAGCACCATTCATTATTATCTACAATTTTGAGTATCTTACGAGCCAGAGCCAACCTACATTCGCTATCTACGCGGTCTATATAATCATCCTCTATACCATTATCTGCGTGATTCGATGTGTAGTTATATACTACAGTCTCAAACATATCTCCACCATCAGCTTCGACCGATTTATCTGGATCTGGGAAAATATTGTTCTTATAATATTTCAGTTCGCATTCATAGATATATCTGATACGTTGGTTGATATGATCTGTTATGAATTTATTATATGTTGCTCTACCATCAATTGTGTACTTGAATAATGTATAATGTATAAACCAATAATCAGCATCTGCCACCAATTCATTGAATGGCTTTATCTTATGGCTACTATCATTAAAGTACTCACTCCACTTCTTACAGACACCCAATATCATCGGTTTAAACTGTTTTAGTAGTGCATCCATACTCTCTTCATATGCATCACTTTGTGGGTCACTTTTGACAATGACAACGAGATCATTTATCCTATCTATCTTTGGATCCATACCTCTCTCTAATCTCGGCATCGGTTTATCCTCCTACTTAATCTTGAGTGAGGATTGACCGCTGGAACCGAAGCCAGTCTCACCACGTAATGATGCCGATAGACTATCAACCTCTTTAATACTGAAACCTTGGATAACCCTCTCATGTAGGAGCAGTTGTATTAATCTATCGCCATGATGAATTGTCACTGATTCATTTCCCACGTTGAGGATCTGTGCAAACAACTCACCACGGTATCCCTCGTCTATTACACCCTTCGGTACTATTAATGATTGTTTGGATGTCGAACTCCTTGCCTCGATTGATGCCCAATATCCTTTTGGTATCTCAAGTTTAATACCTGTAGGGATAAGGTGTCTCTCGCCAGGATTAATGGTAATATATCCATGTATCAATTCATTAAGATATCCCTGATCTGGCTCCTCATTCATATTCATGCATTGTTCATGATAATCGTCTACTGCAGTTTTCCATCCAGATTGATATGGCAATGTTGCTGGTATATCGAGTCCAACATCTCCATCCTTAGCAATACCTATCAGAGGAAACTCCTTTGCCAATTCATTACGTAATACCTTTAATTCCAGTTTATAACTTTTCCCTCTAAATGATAATCCAAATAGCTTCATCCTACTGTTCCTCCATTAACTTTTCAAGATTTTATTTGTTCCTACCTATACACAAATATAGGGCGGGTAAACCGCCCTATTAAATCTAGTTCTTGTTATATTATGTTCTCACAGATTTCCAAGTTCGTTTCCGTTCGAATAGAATCTATGCGGTGCATCATGTTTACGTCTAGTTGGGTTCCAATCCTGTTCATCGCTGTAATAGCCAATTACTCTTGCTCTAGTTCGTGTCAAAGGTTTATGACACACTGGGCATTCATGAACTTCCTGTCCGACAATTGATGCCTTATGCTCATCACACTTACCGAACCTATAGCATACTGCAAAGTGCGGTACACCACTCTTAGCGGCAAATTTCATGAGTTCGTACATCTTGCCCTCTGTGTCGATCGGTGCTTCACTATTTACATGAACAATACCACCACCGCTGATCAGCTTCATAAATCTACCAGATAATTCGAGTCTAGTAACGATATCAGCCTTATGAACCAATGGGATATATTGATTTGAATAAAGGTGAGTTTCGCTGAATAATTCATATACCGATTCACTTACATCTGATGGATCTAACATTAGCTTATCCTTATCGAGCATTGTGACACATGCCTGTTCGCCAGGGATTTCCTCTGCATTAAATGTGCACTTGTATTCATTTCTAAGATCCTTGATCTTGCCTTTCAAATACTGCATGAAGTCCATTACGAATTCTGTACCATCATCATCGGTGATCTCATATCCCATGAATTGACACATTTCATAGATACCAGTAAGACCGATTGTACTGAACATTGTATCAAGTGAGAACCATCCGAGCTTACCGAAAAACTGTAGATATTCTGGTGTTCTCTCTATTCTCTTTTCCAGTATGTCACGTCTGTGTATATTCAATAATTTGCCAGCAACATCAAGATAATCATCACATATCTCGATGAATTTGTCATTATCGCCACCAGATAATAGTGCCGCACGTGCAAAGTTAGGGGTAACAACCCTATGACTACCGATATTAACTCCACCATTACCAAATGAATCTGGTGTTAGTTCCATATCATCCAAATCATTCTCATATCTACAGCACATTGCAATCTTTGATTTACCACCAAAATGCAAATTGAAGTTGCCTAGTTTGATATTAGTACGTGCTGCCCACCTTACTGTTTCATCATCCATGAAATCACCATTCTTATCTGTAGTCGAGTTCATTGTTACAACTGGAAATCTGTATGGAAATCCAGTAATTGGATCACCTTGTGCAAACCATTCACAGAATACTCTCTGTAGTTTCATGATATACTCCATATCTGGTTTGGTATAATCTGGGAATGTGATGTGACCGAATAATGACTGTAATCCGATTCTATCATACATGGCTAAGTTGGTGAACGGAGGCTCACCCTCTGCACGACCAGGTTCATTAAATAGACATACTAGGCTCTGTAGATCTTGGATTATTTCATCTCTACCCTCTTCTGTATCTGGGTCAATCTTCTCAAGCTTGCAGAAGTATGAGTACCACAGGAATAGATCTGATGGAGCAGTAGCACCAGCAAATTGCTTTGATAAATCAGAAATCAACTTATCAATCTGTGATAAGAATGATCTCTTGCGCTTGGGTGGTGTGTTCGGTGATGAACCATAAGGTCTGCCTTCAAATACAATCTTGTCAACACTGAATGCGAAGCAGTATGGCATCTGGATCCTTAGACCGTGTGCATCATGGAAGTAAAGGTCGCCATTCCATATCATTGATATAGCCTTATCTGCGAACTCCTTACCATATCTCTTCATAGCATAGTACCATATCATGTGATAACCCATCAGCTTCATCTGTCCATTGGATGTATGTGTTCTATACACCGTTGGGTTGATATTTGCGACATAATTCGAATTACCATCGGTCGAGATATCTGAGAGTTTCTTCTCGAAGAAATTATGACTCTGTATTCCGATATCCAAATCATCTGGCGCTATACCCTCCATCTTTAATAACTTCAGCAATTTGGGATTGTTGGTATATTCGTCATACAATTCCTCAAACTCTGGCATTAAACTAATACCTACATTCATTACACATATCCTCCTGTTATTGATTTATTTATGGTCACCAGCATTACCATACTAAACCATTACCCATTCGTCCTTTATCTTATGCCAGAGTTGTTGATTTGATGATGCAAGTTTACCATCACACTTCAAATCCTCTTCATATCTACCACATTTGATTACACTTATACAATCCCTTATAGCAAATGGTACATCATCGAAGTCATATCCAGTATATAGCCATATTTTGAGACCTTGGCAGTATAAATCACGACATAATTGATATATGTCCACAATACCTTGGTCTAATGGTTCTCCACCTAATAATACTACAGTATCGAAATCTAACTTCTCCGACTGTGTTACCACAATAGATACTACATTATCAACTGGTGTCGCAATACCAGAATTGAAATCCCACAATGCCTTATTCTGACAACCATCGCATCTGATTGTACATCCACTAAACCAGATTGTAAATGATGGCTTATCTTCACCAGCATTATTGACCATATCATATCTGTCATACTTTGCAATCGTTAACATCACGTTCCTCCTCTTCTATTGATAATCAGTACCTCATGTATTTTGTTGACAATACCCTGTATAACATCCTTCGGATCATCATCTCCAGCTACTTTATATACATTGTTCGCTGACAGTATAATCGGCATTGTATCCATCAGATAGTAATTTATTCTCTTCATGAATGAGTAGAGTGAATCATCACTTCTACCCCTTAATCGTGCTCTATCGAACAATGTCCCAATGCGTGTATCCACATTTATACATACGAAGTTTATATCATAGAACGAATTAATTAACCATTCGTACTGTTCAACAAACCTTGGGAAACCATCCAATACCACTACATCGGTGTTCTCACGTTTCGCCTTGAGTAATGCCTTAGCAACTTCACCACGCATAATAACTTCTGGTGCCATTCCACCCTTACTAAGTGTGTCTGCTACATCAGTATGATCTCTTGCCAGATTACGTGCTATATCACCAGATGATACATATGGTACTTTGAGTCTGTCGCTTATCATCTTTGCAATGGTTGATTTACCACTACACGGTGCCCCAATAAATATTACAGCTACCATTCTATTATCCCTCCTCTTTCGTGTGTTTACATTTTGTATAGATATAAACACTTATCTATGATAAACTACGTCACAGTTACACTTCCATCATCTGATAATTTGCTCCAGCAGAGAATACATCGATCAGTATACCCTTCTCACCCATACGATTCTTACTGATATTCATTGTCTTATTACCATGCTCAATACCACGCTGGTTTATCTCCTCCTCAGATTTATCCTTGAGTGTGTAGTAATTATCAGCATCCTGTGCAATTTCATATGATCCATATCCATGCTCAGCCTCTGCAGTTTCGGCTTCTAATGCTTGTTTACCCAACTGTGAAATTAAGACAACAGCTACGTCCATCTCTTTCGAGAATTGCTTCCATGCCTTGGATATTACACCTAACTCTCTACTTCTAGTGTCGGTACGTCTATCAGTAACATACTGTAATTGTGCATAATCAATTACAATAATCTTAACATGGTTTGTCTGCACATATTTACGTGCTATAGCAAGTGATTCCGACAGATCATGACCACGCTCTGATATGTAGTAGGGTGATTGCATCAGCATAACTGCGGCTTGATCTAATATCATCTTCTCTTCTATTGTTATGTTGCCAGTAGCCAATGCCTGTGCATCAAGACCACTCAATATGGCGAGATTTCTGTACGTCATTCTGACTTCATCCATTTCCAACGAGAACCATAATGTAGGAACCTTTAATAGGCATGACCAATGCATACCGAAATTCTCACATAACTGTGTCTTACCGACTGTCTGATTTGCGGCAATTACTGTCAATGTTTTAGTCTGTAGACCGAGTGTATACCCATCCAACTTCTCAAAGTTCTTGCCGAACGACCAACCTATTACTCTTACAGGGTTGTTCATTCTATCCATAATCAACTGCATGGTGGTCTTTACTTGATGACCAGCATCGAATATAAATTCGCTTGATTTATGATGCATTGTGTCATACATATTGGTCGATGCCTTATCTATTGTCAATGATACATCGGATGATAGGTCATTGAGCCTAAGTTTTGACTCCTCTAGTATTGACAATGCCTTACGTCTGATCACCTTATCCTCGACATCTTTCAATGAGAATTCAACATTACCATCATTACTGTGTAGCTTCTCCAACCAACTGTGTGTTACTATGTTGTCAATGTTCATATTCTTAGCCAATACATACAATGACTCTATATCGGTGTATTCAGCTGATTTTAGTATCCTAAATAGATGCTTATGCTTTAATAGATACCAATCATCGTCCTTGAACCTCATGGTCAGTTCTGGTATGAACTGTGGATTACGCATAGCCTCACCCAATAAAACCTCTTCGCCCTCAAGTGAGAATAACTTAGCACCAGTAGCCTGTACAGTTGCTTGCATATAGTAATCTTCTATCTGTACTGGGTCTAATCCTATCTTCGATGCTATATGTGTGATCATTATCTGTCTGGTAACATTGTCGATAACCGCCACCATATATGGCTGTATGTTGAACATAAACTCCATTTTGGCTGTTGGTGTGGTCGCATCATTCCACTTACTGTCAATAAGGTACTGGATCGCATATACCGCACTATCTATATATTCCTTGAGACTATCGGCACCGAACTTATTGATATATTCCTCTGGATCGTAACCCTCTGGCATTGTTGCTATTTTGAGCCTAACATTAGTCTTCAGTCCTAGGTATTTCTCTGCATTCTTGAGTGATTTATTTCTACCAGCCTTATCTCCATCCAATAACATAACCAACTCTACAACACGATATTTATCCAATAGATCGAATGTATTCTGATTGATAGCAGTACCCAAGAAGCCGACAGCATTTATACCTTGTTGGACACAGGCAATTGTATCTGGCGCACCCTCAACTCCGATTAACCTACCCTTTGATGTTGGCAATTTACGTTTTGCAATTGGGAAACCGAATATACGATCTGTTTCATCGAATAGTGGATGTGTATCATCGCCACCAATGTATTTCATGCCAGGTAGTGGGTGGAAAGGTCTCGATTGGAAGTACCGCATCTTACCCATTGTGTCAGTTATAGGGAATAATATCGCATCATTGAATTGACCTTTCCTATCCAGTTGTAATGCTAATGAGTTTGGTATATCACTGAATAAGTGTACTATACCATCGGTCAATACTGGTGCATAACCGAGTTTGAATAATTCTATTGACTCATTTGTGATACCTCTACCGTGGAGATAATTAAGTGCATCTGGACTATTCATCAATCTCTGGTTCGCCTTTTCACGTGCCATATTGTTATCGTTGAATAGCTGGATCTTTACTTGCTCTTCCACTGATAATTCGACATAGTATGGCTGTAAATCGAAACCTTGTATCTCTGCTACTATCGCTATAGATTCCAAATGGTCTACATTAAATTTCCTACTGATATACTCAAATCTGTCGCCAGATATACCACAACCGAAGCAATGCCATAATTCTTTCGGTGGACATATAGTAAAGGAGGCGGTACTATCTCTAGTACCGTCCCTATCAACTGGATGCTCGTCGAGGTCACACTTCTTCTTATATAAGTGATCACTAATCCTCTCAATTGGGTTTGAAGCATTGCCAGTCTCCTCTGAGTATCTACCATCAGCAAGTGACATAAATTGATCTAATGGCATATTAGCCTTTAGGTCTTGTCTAACTAAATCTATATCACCAAACTTTTTACTCATTTTGTCCTTACCTCCAAACTGAATGACTTAATACTCGGATGTATCATCTGTTCAAATACTGATACATATATGTCGTCCACTACTATTGCGATACCACTAGGTACACTCGATGCCTTTCCAATTATATTACCTTGGTACGTTACAGGCATATTTATCATATCTGAACTAAATGTATCACACACATCTACTATAAATGTTTTGCCCATCTGTACTGCCTCCTATTTCATGATCTTATTAAATCTGCGCTCGAGTTCTGCATCTTCTTGTATCTTCTGCCAACTATATTGAGCCATAGCCATCTCAAGTGGTGTGTGCTGTTTCAATTCTCTATCGAGTATTGATGCCGATGTCTCCGCTCTGGTAACCAGTTTCTCCATCTTATGTTGCTCGATACCAGCCATTGCCACAGCTTTCTCAAGTATTGCATTAACATACTGGATGTTGTATACTCCACTCTTCCTAGCAGTATTAATCGCACTCAATATCATAGCCTCTGTGTATTTGTGTACCATGTCATAAATTATCTGTGCATCGCCAAGACTATAATCGGTTATTAGATATTGCGATATCCATACGAATGATGGATTACTTGTTGTCTCTATAGCCAATATTGGTGATCCCTCACGTCTTGCACTATTATTCATCGAGAACATCTGCTCTAATACTGGCACCCAATACTCAATAGTGAAATGCTTTGATGATTTCGTCCTCATATTCTTGAGCTTACTCTTGATACTGTTAAGTATCGGTGCGGCGAAATACTTCAATACAAGCTGATCTGCTACGTACATATGGGTTGGTATCACCATAATGCCGATATCATTCTTCTGTGCTTGTGTCTCCAGTTCCTGTAGTATTTTCCTCGACTCCCGACACATCATTCCCTGTGGTATCATTCACTTCATCCTCTCCGCTCCAGTTAGTAACATCCAATCCGAGGTGTTCCTCGATTTTATTGATCGCTTGACATACCTTATTAAATCTAGAGTCTGTCATATCATTGGTTGCTCTTATCATACGCAATGTTATTCCATATGAATGTGATACAGCTTTATCAACATCAAGCATCGTTGCATTGGTACGGTCATGGTCGAATGACTGTTTAGCTTTCATTTTGATGTCTTGATATCTCTGGTATTCCACGATATCGTCATTATCACTTGATTGCTTACATGTAGTTATCATACGATTAGTTGCGATAGTAAACATATCTCTAATAGCCGCATGACAATCTGATGGATGCATCTTATCCAAGAAATCGTTCAATTCCTTTATTGTTTTTGCATTCTCGATACCAGTTCTGATTGACTCCATAATCTTCTCTAACTCTGCTCTACTCATTCCCATCTCTCTTTACCTCCATAATTGCGTCTATAAACCAGACTGCATGATTTTTAAGATCATCAAGTGATCCATCATTCTTGATACAATAATCGTATTTATATTCTAATACATTATCGTCTGCTGCATTACCATATTCCTTATCAGCCTCATAACGAGTGACTAATATTGTACATACCTTAATACCGAGTGGCTCAAGTGCCTTCATAGCATTTCTGAATTTCTCAATCTCTTTCGGCTCACGGATATGTGTGAATATCACCACATCCTCATTCGATGATGTCTTGTCTGTGAGTACATTATTGATGAGATATCCAGTTGGACCATTATTGTTACTTGCCCAAAATTCCTTGAGCATTGATAACATTGCTCTTGCACTATTTGTCTTGATTCCGTCCCAACCTAGATCCTTTAATACCTTTTTGACAGGATCGATTGACGATACCGATTTACAATGAGCGATCTCATTATCATCAATATACTTACAACATTTATTGATGAACGTATCCTTACCACTCTCTGGCTTACCATTCACTATTACAACGTATTTCATGATATATCTCCTTTCTTTTGTCTACGATTTAATATTGATAAACATTGCTAATATAATAATTATTAACCATGTCTAACATTCTTCTGCTTGTCCCATCCTCCACCATCCTGTCTATAACAGTTGTAACCACTGTAGTATATCGTCTTTCCATTATCTATAATCTTGTATATGCTACTCGGATTATAATAGAATGGTTTACCACAAACTGGGCATATCATCAAACCATTTTCATCACATGCCTGTTTGCTTTTGTTTCTACCTAGTGCTGGCATTATACTACCTCCACTATATTGAATTCTGACTCTGTTCTCCATATACTTATCTTCTTGTCAATATGGTCTTTAATATGAGGAGCAGTATCACGATATGTGATGAAGTAACATTCATCTTTATCATCGAAGATTCTCATTATACGACCCAATCTCTGTAATGCGGTAACCGATGATTTACCAGCACCAGCCTCAACTATACATTGTAATCTCGGTATATCAAGACCTACATCGGCAATAGTTGATGCAATCATAAGCTGTATCTTACCATTACGCATATCTTCTATTGATTGCCTACGCTTCTTCATACTAGATTTACCAGATATAAATACTGCTGGCATACCTAATGCTGTCATAGCCTCTTGTAGTGCATCACCATGCTTAATCTGTGTGACGAGTATCAAGGTGTTCATACCCTTCATATAATACTCCATAGCATCGTTGGCTACTTGCAGATTACGTGGAAGATTCTCAACGATATATCTCTTATAGATCGCATTGTAATCGCCTTGCCCATTCGTTACTTGATAATTAGGCTTCTTGATTATTATGTTAGGTCTCACAAGATAACCATTACGTATTAATTCACTAGCTGTGATGTCCACTATACGCTCACCAAAGGCACTTTCGATCATTAGATCCGATCCATCATCCCTCCATGGTGATGCGGAATAACCAAATGCATAATTGGCATGTTCGAATAGGAAACGAACACCATATACCATCTGACTACTCACAATCTGTACTTCATCTATCATAACACATTGTACAGTTGTACGATACCCATGAAATTGTTTGAACTTATCATTATCTACTTCAATCTTCGCTTCGTCATTATCGCCATCTTCGTCATATTTATTAGATTCTATTTCTACACCACCAAGGATCGCAAGTGTCTGCATAGTGGCTACCGTTATATCTTGGTAATCTATAATGCCATCACCTATCTGACCTATCTTATTGCTCCCGAATATACTCTCAAATACCTTCTTGGTCTGATATAATAAGTCACGTGTATGTACTATAAATATCGTCTTCTTACGTAATGCTGATATCGTACGACCAGCTATTACTGTCTTACCTCCACCAGTTGCACACTTCACTATTCCATTTCCATTTATTATGGATTGTAATATTGCACTATGCTGGTAATCTCTCAATGGGTGAGATAATGTAGGCTGGCACTCGATATATCCATAATCCACTATACGCTTATTGATGATGTTAACTCCTATTCCACTACTCTCAAACAACCTACGAACTCTCGGCAGTAGACCTATTGGGAATCTTCTAGTCTGGATATTAAATAACTTCCTATATCCATCCCATTCATAACCCTTACGTCTACTTCTGAATGCGTTCGCCTTAAAATCTGAACCCTCGACCTTGAACTGACATTCCTGTTGTACTATTGCCAGCTGGTCTATGGTTAATTTTGTTACCACCTTACAGTATACATTATTTACTTCAATATCAACCGTCATTCACTCTGCCCTCCAAATATTCATCAAATGATACTTCAAAATATCCTTCGATTATTATCCATGCGCACCCAGATTCTGGATGTATAAATGCTCCGAGTATCCTGCGACCATAGAATAATTCTCCGACTCTTAATACAATCTCAGCATAATCATTATTGAATGAGAATCCATCTAATTCGACAGTAAAGCTATCCACATCCATTACACACTGGTCACAAAATTGATCTTCGAAATTATAATTGTCTAATACCCTTATTGTCATATTGTACTCCTCTCACCTTTCATTCTCCTTTCATTGATGGTCTTCTTGAAGAATTCTATTGTAAGCATATACCACAATTCGTCACCGAATTTCAACCGTACTAAACCGCAATCTGACTTCAAGTGCCTCAAATACGGAGCATCTAACTCGACAATCAAGTTGACCGATTTCACTGATGCTTTCTTTATCTCAACCTCCGTATCGGCTCGCATCTCAAGCTTGTTAACTACATCACCGTCCAATATAATATACTTGCTAACCCTACCAGCTGGCATCCAAGCTATACATGATAGATGATTTATTGCACTGGCTCTCTCTAGATTCTTGTCAAACCATTCATGACGAAGTGTAATCCTATTATTCTCGTCTGGTGAAATATTCTTACATTCTACTAGCCATATGCTATCACGTACATCACCATAACCAAATCTTGCATTAGATCCACTATACGGTACTACATCCATGTCGAGGTAATCCGCTGTGCGCTTCTCAAATGCTCCACCACGCTTACGATTATTCTTATTTATCTTCTTCTGCTTATCACTGGTCATATCCGATTTCTCCTTTATATTCATTTTTACAATCGTAGATAAACAGAACGGACAAATAAATGAAAGGGCGGTCACCCTATGAGTTCCGCCCTTTCAGTATTATCGTATTTGTTATATTAGCCAGTTACCATATTACAACGTTGGTTTGGTATTTATAATCTATAAAACGCTGTAAATATTTGATAACTGGCTTACTAGGCACTGGGTGTAAATACTCAACATGTATACCCTCATTATGTCTACATGTGGGTTTCAGTATCTTGTATATTTTGTATATCAACCACTCGATCGTCAACCGTATATCGAGTGAGATAAACCCAATGCCAAATATCGTATCATAAGTGAATATGAGCATTTGGCACTACTCCTTATCTGCTGTATTATGCCTCACATATTACTAACAGTTTATCGAGTTCTGCATCAGTGAGATCAACAATATTGGTCTTACCACCAGATGCCTCTTTCATCGTGTTTATAATTACTTGGAAGCCACCCTTAGTGAACTTTTCTTTCGTGGAGAAGATACTATTAAGTTTATTAATCTTATCTTGTCTGCCAGAAGAGATTGGCTCTGCCTTTGTCTGTGTAGGTGTTGTTACACCAGCATTAGGTGTCTGCATCTGAATACCAGCCGATGGATTAGCAGTATTTGATGGAACCGTAGTACTAACATTAGTCGGAGCACTCATTCCAGCAGTAACTCCAGCAATTGCGATTCCACCGAGGTTTGCAAGGATAACTTGTGCGGCAGCCTTTTCAGGACTTACCCTATCTGACTTCATACCCAAGAAGTAGATCATACCACGGTTACTCTTGTCAGCTTCCCACATATCCTTAAACTTCTGGTCTTTACATTTACCATTAGGCATTACATGCTCAAGTGCCTCAGCCAATGTAGGGAACTGTAATGATGGAAGAATTAAGAGTTTATCCCAGATTGCTCCAGCACCCTCTACAATATCTTTCATCTCTTCAACGTCATGTGGAGCATAATCTGCTTCAAGATTATATAAGACAGCAGTATCTGGTAATACGAACGGTACAATTGCACCATTTACCATTGTCGGTCCCATATTGGTTGTTGTATATTCTGTGTCATTCCTACCCTCGCCAGATTTCATAACAACCCAATCAACTGATGTGATATCAACACCCATCTTGCGTAATGTTGCTATTGGTTTGAATACACTATCACCAGCATTCAACTTCTGTACTGCATTAAGATCATAATCCCATACATTAATTGCATGTCTGGTACGTCTACGTACTTGCTGACCATCGCATAATGGACAATTAGCATGTGGATTCTTCGTTGTCTGTGGACATCTGATAGTACGGAATGTCTTCACAACCTGTCCATTCTCGATCTTCTCTACCTCAAGGCAATGCTCAAGATATGAGTATGGCTGATCATTGTTCTCTCCAAATAAGATCCTAAATCTCTTTGGTTTGTCGGTTTCGAAAATAACCTCATTTCCGCCACCACCGCCTGGTATAATTCTTTCATTTCCTAAAACGTTATCCCAACTCATAGTAAATCTCCTTTCGTCTCTCAACGTCATCATTAGTAACGCTTTCTGCGTTCTACATCCTCTATTGTGTCTTGCATTGTAATCAGTAAGTATCATGAATGCCTTATTTTATTATAATGCCCTCGTCCTCACACTCTACGAAACCAGTATTGGATATTGACGTATTATACTTAACCCATAGACCGTACATGTCTTTCTTCATCTTCTTACCATTCTTATCTATGGCTGGGTATAGTACGATGCTTGATATTTCTTTCATATCTTTCATCTTCTCGGCTTTACTCTTTGCGATGAAATCTCCATAATTACCGCAGAACCTATAACCTCTCTTATATCTTTTCTTGATGATATCTAGATCGTAGCATGATGATGTCTGTTGTGATATCCTATACGCTATATCATCTTCCTTGAGATATGTTGCACCATTGTGCATCTCTGAGAAAACCTCATACATCCAGCATGGACTATTCTCTTTCTGGTATACCATATTAATCTTAATCCTGTTCGGCATATGCTCACCGAATTTGTGCCCAAGGTCAATTACTGACCCTGGGTTATATAATGGTGTTGTAACTATTCCCATCTCTTCTCCTCCGTTCATAAATCATCCTATACCTCTGGCAGTTCGATGTCATCAAACACAACTGGAATACGTGACTTGAAATCACCGAGTAATGGTATTGTGACTTCACGCATCTGAGGATGCACTGACATTGGTGTACGTAATCTAAAGAAGTTTCTCCAATTACGGAAATCCATTGTAATGGCTATATCTGTCTTCAAACTATTGGGCAGTACTGATCTAGCCTCTTGTGCACTCCATCCCATATCCAACAATCTTAGATACGATGCTTCTGCTGATCCCATCTGCTGTAACCACTCCAACTCTGTATTCTTGAATACTGATACATCTTTCACCTTGTGTTGCAATAATTCTTCGTAATAGCTTGGTACGTATTCAAACCAACTTGGTACAATAACTGAAATTTCACTACCAAATTTGTCGTTTGAGTAATTACAATATCTAGTACTCTCTTGTGCGAAACTTGCGATCCGATGTCTCACTAATTCATGAGAAACACCACGATCCACGGTAAACTTGACTGATATCATTGAGTACTCGATCATTGCCTCGTGACCTCTATTGATAAGCATCTTTACAAAGGCTTTGGCACTCTCGCCATCATCTGTGATCTTATCCTCTGACTTATAGCACACTCTACCAATCTTCTCGATGTGCTGTAACATTTTGATACCATCAATCTCTGTTAGGATTTCATAACTCGGTTTCATTATTTTCATATGTTGCCTCCTTATCTTCTGATATCAACGATATCGCAATCACGAGCACCTGTGCCAATTAGAGTTACTGGAACACCTGTTACTTCTTCGATCCTAGCAATAGCATCCTTTACTCTCTGTGGCAATTCATTGTATGATGTGGCATTGAGTGCACCCCAATCAATATATTGTGCGAAGTTTAGTGCGATCTGGGTAGGTCTATTCAGCTTGGTTACATACTTGAGTCTATCCCAATTCATTTCGAACACTCTACGTGTCTTCTTGGTAACAGTAGTCTTCTCAGCCAGATCTACATCAGATGGTGCTCCACATCTTTCCTTTACGATTTCCCATGATATTTCTGGTGCTCCATCATATCCGCCAGAAGATGTACTGAAGCCTAGATTAGTCTCATTGCTGATACGGATTGGATATGGTCTCATTATCATGATGATATCACCCACTAATCTTGGTGATATACCACAATCAGCAACTAACTGCCCAGCATGGCATTGTCTACTAGTGGTATGAGGGTAATCGAGTCCATAATTGATATCTAGGTCGCAACCCTGTGAGCCTTCGACTATTACACTATGACCGTGGTCTATGGCATCATTCACATAATGCATAGTATCCATCACTACAATGTGATCTTTGATAAACTCAATCTTATCATCATCGTAATGACACATTTCCATATTGAATGCCCTTACTAGATCATCTTTCCAGAATTCTCCGAATAACACCGCTTGTCTCATAACTTTATCGGCTTGAGCCGCACCACATCCCTTGAATGTGGAGCCACTGCGTAATAATTGCTGTTCGGTATATTGATGTTTATCGGTAATTACTACAGCTCTTGGATTAATAATTATCTTGCGATCACTAATGATATCCTTGTAGTTCCATATCTCATCAAATAGGATAGATGGTGTGATAGCAGATCCTGGACCAATTACTAGTGCTGTATCACGGTTGACAATAGATGTCGGTAGGTGCTGTGTCATTACCTTATCGCCATCATTATTTACCCATGTATGCCCAGCATTCGACATAAAATTATTGATAGCTACCTCAACATTATCCTTCTTCGCTAGGTAGCCAATGAATTTACCCTTACCACAGGAACCAGCCTGTGAGTCCAATACTACTGTTACATTTCCCTTATTAACCTCTCGTGCATTAATCATGTTGTAACTTCCTTTCATATGTTTTATCTTCCGTGGTTTATATATCATAGACCATGCTCTTCCATTAATTGTTCTTCTCTGAATATTATATCATTATTGTAATAATATCCATATCCGTGGTTCCTGATATAATCGATCATGTTATCTCTACCCTTGTTATAGCTACCTAGAATTGCCATATCAAGTTTGTCACCTGTCAAACCTCTATCTGTCCAATATTCCTCCTCATAATTGTGAAAAAATATTAACCAATCAATGGCATCATATGGGTCGTATGGATCAATATCTTTATCCATCAGATCGGAGAAATAATTTAGATATCTACTGTTAATCTGTGCCAGTCCCATATCCCTAGTGCCATTTTTATTATGACCGCATGCTGTCTTATCATAGGTACTCTCTTCACAAATCTGTGCCATCACTAGATAGAAATCTACATCATTCTTTTCACATTCCTCCCATAAATACTTCTGTAGTTCGTCATCGAATTCTAAATACCCATTCTTCAGTTCATCATAATATTTGTTTATTGGTTCGAACTCCTGTTCAGATTCCTGTTCTTGTTCCTGTTCTATTATTATATTCTCTTGGTGTATTGTTATAATAGTTGGTGCATAATTTTCATGATCATATGTCTCGTCTGTGATAGTCTCAATGGTTTCAACGCTTATTGATGAAATACTGACATCCGCTGATACAGAAATGGGTGGATTCGCATCCACCCTACTGTATCCTATCATAGAACTCAATAACAATATCGTCAGCGGTGCTAGGTATGACATCAATGCTAATTTCTTCTTTAGCATTAGTCTCCTCCTAACTTTTCCTCTTAACTACGTATGGTGTTGCATAGTTCACATCCATGCAACTTCCCATTTGTTGTTTAAGATCTGGGAACATATTTAATTTTCTGTCTAACTTCTGCTTATTGATCGATATGCAATCATCCAATATATTCAGTCTATTATTGACTAATAGTACATTACGTACATTGTTATAATTGTATGATTCCATAGCATTTGAATATAAACTCAATTTCTTGCCACCAATCACTAATTCCTGACCACACTTTGAAGCCTCCTCAACTGCTGTCTTTAGAATGATTTGACAATCATCCTTTCTAGTCTTGGCTATCTTCTCATATGTTGCCATTAGTTCCTTTTGTCTATCTATCTCTCTCAAGTCGGTTCTCTCTGGCATCATTATTGGGTCGATCATAGTTGATGCATTTTCTAGGAAGTTACGATACGTCTTGCACTTAAATCTGCATTTACGATATCCGCAATATGGGTTTAATGTCTCTTCCCAAGTATTATCATTTGATATTTGCTTCCAAATGTTAGCAACGTATTCTTCGGCTGACAATAGCTCGTCCATACTCCATTCTGGACATTGTTGCCATTTGTGGTAGAACATTTCATATCCAGATATCCATCTATCGATCTGTGGTGCAAGGTGTCTGCGTAATATCAGCTGATAGATCCTTAGCTGGATACTACTATGTAGGTCGGCTGTGGTGAATGGCATACGATTGGTCTTATAATCCTTTAATAAACCGATGTTCGGCATATCTCTAAATACACCAGCGTAGTCCATGATTAGACCGAATGTAGTACCACCAAACTCACCTCTCCATTCGGTCTCTATGAATAATGGATCATCTGGTCTTGTATTAACTGGATTACGTGCAAAATAACTAAGTACAAGTTGTTTGCCCTCATCATATGCATCAAATCCAGTTAACTGATTTCTCTGCCATACATCTTTATATATACCTATCGGATCAACTATTATTCCACTGTCACGGTAATATTTGAATGCTAATTCAACTACCTCATGCAAGATCGATCCAAATTTAGTGTAATAATTACTACCATCTTCATCGGCTGTATCATCACTCAAATACTGATCGAAGAAACACGCTGGGCATTGCTCATATGCTCCCATCTTTGATACCGATAGATAATCCAGCTTATTCTCTCTAGCTTTCCATAACACTGGTATTCTCTCAATGATGGCGCCAGATGCAATATCGATTATCTGTGCTTCCATTTCGGAACGATTACGGAAGATCTCAAGCTTGATATCTTCTGTCCTCAGCGCCCTCTGATTTACCACTATTGTATTAATACAGTTATCGCATGGTTTGTTGTTCAGTAATGATTGTACTACATCTGGATTATATAAGTTGTGTGATACTACTGGGATGGAACCGCATACCATTGCTGGTTCTGTGGTCTTATGTACCGCATTTGATCCATTATTTACCGTTTTTAATACGATGTCGGTACGGATAGGTGATGGTGGTGTCTTCACCGCACCCACCATTGTTATACCATCTCCACTCTCTGTACACTCATAACATCTCTTGTGTATATCACAGTTTTGTGAACATTCTTTCATTTGTTGTTATTCCTCCTTAAGTAAATTTTCTAGCTTATCAGCTAACTCCTTTGCAAGCGTATCGGATATTGTTATATTCCTTGTGCCCTCTGGATCATCAACATCAGATCCAGTTCTTGGCGCACTTCTAAGTACATTAGCCAATTCACTGATTGTATGAACCCACTTGTCCTCCTCTGGGATTGTGAACCCTGTCACTACTGGTTTATCATTATTCCAGCGGTATGGAGGGAACTGTGTGTTGTCTAATTTTATATTGTTCTCTCGTAGTTTTTCACTAAGTAGTATGACAGAATTAGCTAATCTACTATGATCTTTGCTACTCATACCTAATTCTTCTATCTGTACTCCAGTATAATCGAAGCGTAATCCTGGGTTGAATTGTTTTAACAGATGATTACATTGCTCTGATATTGTCATTGTGAGATAGCACTCGGTGCACTGATATGTAATTATAAGACCAAATTGGCTCCAGTCTATTACCGATAGTGGTTTCATATATTCATGACCACATGCTGGGCATTTTACCTCACGGAGTCTTCTATTTGATATTACCGCTTGATTCACCTCATACTCCTCTACTGGCGGTATCTTCGACCTATCAAGCTTCGACAAGTCCACTGTCAATTTTGGTATTTGACCACTAGTATTAGTATCAATACCTTTGCATTCATCACACAATACTTTCTTATCTGACATGAATTTAGATACTGTCGCCATCTTACCACATTGGATACATGGTCTGTCTTTTGTTGCACCATCATTACCATTAGTCTCCACCTTAACACGTTCCTTGGGTGGATTCTTACCTAATGCCTGTTGCACTATTTCGTTATTAATCGGAATATTATTAGCCTTACAATCGTCACATTTACATGTCTTCTGTGATGCGAATTTTGTAAGCATTATTGTCTTGCCGCATCCAGTACAGATGAACTCTTTAGTATCTGTATATCCCTTGTTATCAGCCATTGTTATTACCCTCCCTCTTTAGTACCTCACCACATTTAGCACATGAGATATTCATCTCAACATCATAATATGTCTTTCCGTAACCGAGATTACCTCTCTTCTGCTTCGAATGCGCCGATATGTTTACCTCTGTAGATCCACATTTGCATTTCAGTGTACTTGCATCAACCCTTATTGATCTCATTTCATGACCTCCTTACATCCATTACAATATATTGGTAATGTACACTTTACTTTCTTCTCTCCATTTATATCGACCACACTGATATCAATGATAACTGTAAACTCCCTACCACATCTATTACATTTTGCTGTACTGGTAAATTTGTCACCATGGAGGCTGATATCAAATCCGAACATACGTGATTCTCTTATAAATTCTTCGATTATAACGTCTTCCTCGGTTAAATCATAATCATCATAATGGAGATCCGTTCCCATCTCCTCTGCTATGACTTCTATTAAATGCTCTGGATATTGTCCCATTATCTCCTCCTAAAATCTGCTGGTACATTTACCACGCTGATTATATTTACAATATGTATTCTTGCACTTCTTACCTAATTTCGCACAAGGTTTACTTGGCTTTAATATCTTCTTGAGGTTATATCTATCATCACTATACATGTTTATATTCCTTTCTCATACCTAGGTATGCTTAGTGAAAAATCTTTGCCAACATATCTTACACGTGGGTTATTATATCTTAAATTACCGCATTTTATCTTAGCCTGTGTCCAATCTTCATACCCTCTTGCATTACCTAGGTATTTCGTCCAGTAATGACCACGAAATAGTGTTGATATTGTCTGATCCTGTAAATATAATAGTCCTTCATCATTGGCACTATCACACACTATTACATATTTGCCTACCAGATTCCTACGTCTCCTGTTCCTAGCTATATCCAATTCATAGTCTTCATCGAAATCCATCATCGCCAGATCTCCGCCAATATCACTCGCTCTTTCCCATTCGTCTCCGTTATCTACCTGTCTATAATCCATGCGTCCTCCTATCTTAAATCAACAAACTGGTTGTCTATGATCTTCATTTCATTCTCTCTTGCAAATTTCTCAAGTCTATGTTTAAGCTTATCTATTGCCTGTACCACATTCTGCTGTGAGCATCCACCCCAAATCCTTGCTATCTCCTTGATGTAATTATTGACGTTCGGGTTATCACGTATACCGTTCTTTATCAGTATGTAAACTTGATATACGTTCGTATTTGGATCTAATGTCTTCTCAAATGTCTCCAGCATCATCTCTGATACGACATCTATATCAAACTCCTTGTTGTCTTCGACATTCATCAGAGTTATCTCGTCATAATCGTTTGTCTCTCTAGTTACTATATGATGGCTACCACACTTCTTACATATGTAGTTATTCCCGACCCTATTCAATCTAGTGACATAACCACATTCCTCACATATCTGTGTAGTACCTTGCAGTATATGTTTTCTAAGGTAAGACCTGACCCTATATACTCCCTGTTGGATGATATATTCTGTTGGGTCACCTATATCCAATCTCGCCCTACCAATGTTGAGTGCGATGCCTATCATGAATTCTTGCATCAAGTCTTCATCTTCTACTTGTCTATTTTTGTGTAGGTACCTACCAATACGTCTTCTCATGTAATTATCCTTGATGTAGATGATCAGTTGTTCCTCTGCTATTTTATCACCACTCTGCGCCAACTTCAATAATCCGTTGCAATAATCATTCGTCATTTCATTAGATCCTCCTTAGTGTGTTGTTGCTGTTGCCTCTTTCTTCTATTATACCACATCGAGGCACCGACTGTCAATATAAAACCTATATGACAATACCCTAGCTATTGGACTTGACCACTTTATTGATATTAGTCACGTTGAAATTAAACTCTGTGTTATTATATATGAAAACTTTAGGTCTACATGCCTGACCACTTCTAATCTCAGCACGAACCTTAAATCTGATATTGTATTGTTTTAGTAAGACTTCGAAGTCAACTGTTGCATCTTTAATATATTTGTCCTTATATCTGTCGATACTATGTTCTATGTCATTCTGTGTCATATTAAACTCGTATGTATCGCCTACTACACCTGTTATATAATCCTTACATTTATTTCTGAATTCGCTAATTGTATATTTAATCGATGTCGCCTCGGTCTTCGGTTCATAATAGAAGCCTTTAATTCCGCCATTATCGAGCAGATTTATTACGACATCCTTACAGTACATCTGGTATGCTTTCACTGATACACCAGATTCCTCAAATGACTCTATATGGAGTTCATCATCGGTCAAAGATCCTAATAATTGGTTCGTACGGTATAGTGATATTTTGGTATCGTTATCTTTCGTATCTACACTAACCGTTATCTTGTTAACTCTAATACCTTCCATTATGCTTCCTCCCAAAGTTCACCCTCGCATTTATTGAAGTTTTCATTTGGTACATAATTATCGATAATTAATGCTGGTATCTCATATGCATCGCAAATATGATCTCCCTCGCCTATTGGTAGACAATGCTCACAATGATTACAACAGTAATTTTCACTTGTATTTATTTTTCTACCCATACTTCCTCCATGATACAGATTGGGTGGGTGTAAATAACCACCCACCACACTGTAATTAATTATTCAGCTTGACCAGCAGATTCCTCTGTGGTGGCTGTCTCGTCAGCAACTTCTGCTGTAGCAACAGGTTTCTCGATCTTAGGAAGTAATCCTTTTTCGATGAGAAGTGTCTTGATACCAGTCATAGTGATAGCAACTGTATCTGCTAATTCACGAGGTTTCTTTAACTGACCAGAAACTACTGTAACAATACCAGTGGTCTCATAGTTATTGCCAGCAACTGCGAATACTACAGGGTATGTGACCGTAGCATATTTGATTGATCCGTCGCCATAGGATTCTGTGATCTCTGAAGTTCCGTCGCCGATACCGAACTGAACCTGTGTACCCTCTGCAAGGTGACCAGCTTTAACCATATTGGTAATAACGTTGTTCTGAACCTTTTCTAGAGATTCCCCGATAATCTTGTCGAGCATCTTCTTAGAGAACTCTAATACGTTGGAAGCGTCATACTTGTTAGGGAATTTGAACTCGTCAGCACGTCTATCAACTGGATCATATAGTATGCCAAATGTGGATGCATTCACTGTCAAGAAGATCTTGAATGCCTCAAGTTTCTGTTGTGCAGTAATAGGTGCTTCATCAGTACCCTCTGCGAATTTGAAACCAGTAGCAATAACTACTTCATCGGTTGATGCTACTTCGGAAATCTTATCATGAGTTCTGTAGAAAACACCTACTGCAACTCCCTCACCTTTCCAATATGCTGTAACTTTGTTCGATCTTACTAATGCTACCTTAGGATCGTTCTCTTGTAATTCTTTTCTTGACATTTTAATGTCCTCCTTATAATTTGTGTTTAGTTTCTATGATATCCTCCATTGGAGGCTTTCACTCTGAGTATTGTGTAGTCCAATCCTTCAAATAAATCCCTATCTCTTTACAATTTATCTCTTTTTATTAGAGTAGCATTCGATAGGGACTTACTTGTCGGCTCTATGCAATACGATAAGCTTTTTGAAGCTTTTCAAAAGAAAAACAGATATAAATAAGAAAAAATAAGCCGAATTATTCTTCACTACCTCTGGTTATATCACAAATGAAGCTGTGATACATTGCCTGATCCTCTGCTGACGGTGTGCCTACTGATTTCTGATACTTGGTCATTATATTATCCATCAATTTTCTGGCTCTTTCTCCCTCTGGAGTCGCACCATCAACATTCTTATAGCAATCGAGTACTGCATGAGCCAATCTCATTTGGTCATTCTTGATACTCTTACTAAGGTCTGATGTAAGAGATTTTCTTAATGGTTCTTTGGTAACTGTAGTACCCTGTAATTCTGCCAAAATCTGTTGCACATTCATTTTCTCACCATTTGCTGTGTAAACTTTACCCATAATCTTTTCCTCCTTAGGATTCTCTCATTAGAGTAGGTCAATAACATTGTTATTGCCTTCAAATTCCTTAATAAATATTACATTCATTGTGTCGCCATCTTCGTCTGTGCATGCCATAATCCTATGTGTGGATTCTTCTGGTATACAAATAACGTAGCAACCCTCATTACCATCCCATTTAACCGAGTAAATACCATCAACTCTCATAATTGGGCATAACACGCATGTGTCAACACTAATTTTGTCACCAACGTTCATCTAATCTCACCACCTTTCGTATTTACACGTTTGTATGTTTGATGCTCGTTTCTATGTTAATTATGTATTAGCGTGCATTTACCGCTTGGGTGCTTACACGCTATATAACAAGTGAAGCCGACTGTTATTGATTTTGACGTTTGTATTCTGTCAGTGCTATCTTATTTAACTTGGCTGTAATTCCATCAGATTGTTTGGTCAATTTGAGCATCTTTTCCTCTATCTTCAACATTTGACCCATTAATTCATTTTTGCTTTCAGATAGTTCCGCTATCTTTGATTCATATAATTTACTGTTTACGTCCGCATTTGTACCACCGATTTGTGATGTGTAATCCTTGTCAGCATTCTGGTTACGTATGCTTCTCACTATTTCGTTATATTTATCCTGTAACATGTCGTGCTTATTCATTTGCTGTAGTATCTGTGCGTTGTATACCTCTTGTAGTTGCTTGAGTGTTTGTATTTCCGACACTAACATTGGGTCTGTGAATTCTATCTCTACGGTGTATTTCTTACTGATTGGTTTGGCATTTCTATTTGCAGTATTTGCTATACCTCTATTAATCCCTAATATTAGTCCAATGCCACCACACACCAATAATGTTCCACCGACCATATTGTACAATTCACTAAGCATATTATTCACTCCTCGATAGTGCGTCATCTAGTATATCTAGTATACGAAACCTGTTACTTGCCATGAATCTATCAATTATCTCATCTATGTTCTGTTTCTCTATTTCTGATCCTGATATGAGAGCATTGACAGCTAATGACTTCAATTCCTGTACTTTCTCCAGCATCTAATTACCTCCTGTTACTAAATTGTCCTTTAATACTTTGATTATTTCTTCATGTAACCAATTGTCGAACTTCACGATATTGAATACTTTACTCCTATCGATATTGCTATTATATTTTGCTACTGCCTCATTATATCTGTCGATCAGATCATTATCTTTAATAATCTTCTCTGCAAGCTGTGTAGTATTGAGTAGTAATGGGTTATGCATTGCACGGCTCGTGTATTTCTCCCATTCTCTCGACTTCATACATTCGTCTTGTACGTCCTCAACCAATTCCTCTGCTGTCCATTCACCATCGAGTGTATATCTTACGAATGGTTGGTACATTGCTATCTCCTCACATTTAATAGCAAATTCATCCTCGAATGCATGGTCTAATTCGAATATATCACCCACTAGGCTTCCCTCCTTTCGTATACTTCATGCTCAGCCATCTGTGTTATCATCTGTTTCCATCCACAGTATCCAAGTTCATTGTATGTATCCATGATCCCATGGAGTGAGAATGACTGTACTAGAAACTCGTGTATCTCTTCGTCTGGTGAGTTGGTGTAGTTTACACCACGTACTATCTGCTTAATTTTTCTTATTAGATCTCTCTGGGTACGTTTCCCGTCCTTAGTCCTTTCGTCTAGATTTCTGACCTCTAATAATTTTACGAAATGGAACTGTATTACTTCTGCTGTCTGTGCCATCTGATCTTTATCCTCCGTATTTGTGTGTTGGTATTCAATTGTCAACGTCCTCGCCTGTCCATTCTAATGTGTCACTTGTCATGTGTGTTCCTACCGTTTGTATAGCGGTCTGTGGGTGCGTTAGTAATTCTGACTTCTTATGATATCTCAAGTCCTCCAGCATCGTATAGACCACTTGGATATACATCCTTTATCTCGGTAATGACTGTATTATATTCTGCCTTACCACATTTAGGACATTTGTACCACTTTCTACCTCTCCCATTGATACCTATACTAACATATTTTCTACGTTCATCTCTATTAACGCATAATTCCTTGGTTACATTATCCCATTCATTCTGTGTTGATATTTCACCACATGCTGGACATTTGAAATATCTATCATTTGTATTTACCACCACTTACCCCTCCTCTTCTTATCTGTACCTTTGGTACAAATTGTCGATACTACTGCCAATACGAACAAGAATGCTATTACTACACCCATGTTATACTCCCTTCTTTCTAATTACTGCCAATTGGGCATTCATCAGTACCAGTAAAATTATTATGGCGTACATGCCTTGTTGTAATGTTATAACTGGCATATTCATTCCTCCTTTCTGTATTGGTACTTATGGAGTGGCACCAGTAATCTGATGCCCTACCATCAATATCAATTCTTCTTACCGAGCACCTTACGTTGTCTTCCAGATTTATTCTCGATCTTGGTATCTACAACCTCTGGTTGTGGGTCTTCGTCGATAGACATATCATCTGCAATATATTCATTGGTCACACTAGGTTTCACGTCCTCCGCCACAATCTCCTCAACTTTCAATTTAGGTTCCTCCTTGACCTCTGGCTTAGATGCTTCCTTAGGAGGATCTAATTCCTCTGCTGTCGCAAGACCAGCATTAATTATTTCATTCTTGATATCTTCCGTGAATGCTGTGATGGTAAGTTTAGGTTTTTTGAGTTGCCCAGATACCAGTTCGACACCCATGTTATAATATACTTCCTCTTCCTTATAGGTGATAATTGCGATAGTCTTGATGTTTGCCCATGCCCAATTACCAGACTTCTCATATTTACCATCCACGATACCAAGTCCACTGAGTAGAGTACCCTTACTGGTCTTCTGCATCGGAACTATTTCGTCCACATCTACTGACTTGAGTGTGATGCCATACTTACATTTGTTGACCATCTCCTGTACATCTGGAGTAATCATAGTCAGCACATCTGCCGACAACTGCCCATCATTCTCATATTTTGGCGATCTCCTATTCGCCTCGTCTTGCAGATTATCTGGCTTCCATTCGATCCCGAATATATCAGCATTCTTGATTACGTAGCCTCTGAATGACTCCCTCTCACCAGTCTTGGTGGAATCTGCTGGCTTCTCCCATGCTGTCTCAGCATCTGTGATTGTGGATATCTTCTTGTGTGTTCTGTAGAAGTCTGCAACGTATCTGCCATCCTCGCCCAATTTCACTGTAACCTTATTCGCTCTAACCAATTTTTTCTCTTCCATTTGTATTTCCTCCTTAATATTTGTGGGTCGGCTCACCGCCCTTTGTTGTTGTGTCCTAAAACCATTATACCACACTGACGGTATCAGTGTCAATCTAATATTTACTAGGTAATTCGATCGAACATCCACTCACACTACCAACTATCTCTTCGATGTTGATGTGGTATCCTACTTCTTCTACCCTCGATACATTGAACGTGTATCCCTCACTTGATGGAAACTTCTCCATTAGTACAGGTAGCTTTCCCTTAAGATCTGCCAGTGATGTTATACTTCTCGGTGCGGTAGCTATGTAGTGCCTACCATTTAGTGCGATGTTTACATCGTAGTACATTTGTAACACCTCCTATTTCCTATCCATTCCTTACATCTCTCAAGTGCATCTCCATTACCATTACCAGCGGTGAAAAGTGTTCTCCAGTAGGTTCCTTGGTATACCCTAAACATCGATGCGTATACCGTGGATTTCGTTTCCGTTACGAAATACTCGTCTCTGACGAACACTACCTCACCATTCTTTGTTTGATCACCTATCTTCATTAGTACCTTTCTTCCCTAAACTCTGGGAGCCGAGTATTTAATGATCGGGATGGGACTCGAACCCATCCAAACTCACCATACGACCTAGTATTCAGCTATCATACCATTATCATCGATTATAGCCATAAGATTACTATCCATTATAATCCATCCATGATATATTCCCTTGTCTGTTGCAAATCCGAATGGTTCAACATCCGCTCCCAATTCGAATTGTACTACTATTGCATCGCCATCATCACCAGTTGCTAATCCATATACTAAATACTTGTAATCCATATCAAATTCCTCCTGTTGGACTGGCTCATTGTCCGTTGTCCTAATACCATTATAACACATCAGCTATATTGCTGTCAAGTATAATATTTCCTAATTACTTATGGCTATCTAATATCACATCCAACTTCTTCAATATTTCCTGTATATCCCTGTGATGTTCTATATATTCTGGGCAAGTCGGTGATGCTATATCCTTACCCCATACTAGATCCCTCAATTCCTCTAGTTCGGCACGTAGTGATTCATCCATAATTACCTCATATTTATTGAACAATGCCTCACATGAATAAGTATCAAATGATAATGAGTATTCGACACATTTGCCATCATTGTCATATACGCTATATTCGCGACCTTCTAATTCTGGATGTGATGTTAGTATATTATCGACATCCTCCTGTGTGTTGATATCGAATTCCTTTACCTCTTCATTATAATATATTTTCAATTCGTACATTTATACCCTCCTATTTCTTGCGCTTCTCTATTATAAGATCCTCTATGTCCTTAATCTTCCATATCTTCCTCATTGATAATTCATCATATATCTCATGTGCCATATTTAAATTGAAGTCTAGTCCATTCTCAACCATCACATCCCTAATTGTTCCCATTAGGAACGGTTCTCTGAATTTCTGCTGTGCCATCTGTTACCTCCAATTCTCCACTACATGTGGTACCTGTCCAACATGAACATTGTTCGCATGTCGGATGGATGCACTCTAATTCTTCGTATGCCATTCTTAGATCCTTCCAACGTTCGAATTCTTCTTCGCTATCTTCTGCAATTCCTTGACCATATCATCACTTGACATTTCACCATTCTCACGCTTAATGAATACTGCTAATACGGTATTGCCTCCATCTTCATTTGGTGACCATCTCTCATTAAGATCCTTAACCATCATCTTGTGTGCATCCTCCAATTTCTTTGCCACCACATCAAGACCAACATCCTTAAGTGTCTGGATTCCCTCGTACATTCTGCCAAGATGAAACTCCATTCTACCTGTTGTATCTCCCTTAACCTCTGTCCATGTTGTATCTGCCATCTTAATTTCCTCCTTAGAATTGTATGTTGTGACCGAGCCTCTCGCCCTGTCCTAAAACCATTATACCACATCGAGCCTATTCGTGTCAATATAGGATCTCTTAACTACTATAGCTCATTATTCCTAATCTTCTTGATCCACTGTGCCAGTATTTCAATCCTTGCTACTTCCTCTTCATACTCTACTAGATATTGATCCTTATTGCTATAGCAGTATCTGTTATGCTTTGCCATTTCTAGATCTTCATGTAGTATCGCCAACCTCCTTACCCTATCCACGTGGTATTTGAACCAGAACTCCAGTGCTCTATTACCTATACAACCAAGTGATTCACCAACCTCTTCACCATCTTTATCGTAAGCCACGATATCATATGTTGGTAGTTCCTTAATTAGCTTTGTATTCCATCCATCATATTTCTGCTTCTCGGATTGGTGTGATACCACTATCCACCCACCCTTAATCGATATACTTCTGTCTGGTTGTATCACGTACATTGGATTGACAATTATATGTGCTTGATTGTCTGCATCCAGTGTCCTACATGTATCATTGTCACAAACCCATTCTCCATCGACTGTGGTTATCCCATCATTTTCGTCGATCATCTTACCGCATTCCATACATCTGTATTCCATTTGTATCCTTTCATCCCTATCTCTGGGAGCCGAGTATTTACGGACACTTGTCCGAGTGGTTGGAGGAGAGTCGGACTCCTCCTATGCACCATGCAACCAATTAACTGATATATTCCATCACTCCCTCTGATGTTCTGAATACTCTATATACCTCTGTATTACCGTGTGTGAATACCTCATATTCACCGTTATTCATATAAGGATTCCATGTGATGTGATACCACTTGTCTGTATTCGCACCTACCTCCAGTGAATCTATCTGCTGGCATACCTCCAACGATAACATATCGATCATAATCTTAATCGCATTATTCATAATTCCTACCTCCTATTGATCGGCTGTCTGCTGATCTACCTCCATTATACCACATTTGATACCCTCCTGTCAAGTACCTATTCATCCAGTATTCTAATCGAACATCTTTTGTGCCATTTCATTGATCGCATCTACTATATCTAGATATTCCTTGAGTTGCATCTTGTCGATTATTATATCTTTTAGTATTTCTACTATTCCAGTGCCAACATCGTCTATATTCATTCTGCCAGCAAGTTCAAAGTATAACCAATTCACTTGGGTAACGGATAGTTCGACCATTATCTTACTGTCGATATGATACTTGTCCCATACTTCATCATCGATCTCTCTTATCTTTTCTAGGATTATCCCAGATGCTGTCCTTAGATCATCGTCTGATAATCCTCCATCCATTCCATTTCTCTTGAGCCAGTCCATACCATCTTCCACTGTATCTATGCCCACTGGTCTCTCACCATTCTTGGCTAGATTTACCACATAGTCATAATCCTCATGCTTGTACACATCCACTACTTGAGTTACTAAACTATTTATTGCATCCATTCTATTTACCCTCCATCTTTTCTAGTGCCTCGACGAATACATCCAGCAGTATGCTATAGAGGCATTCTATCATTTTATCATCTTCGATGTATTCTTCTATTAGTCCATCAACCTCTGCTATGCAATTCTTAAACATATAACCTTCTCTTATTAGGTCCTCTATGTCGCCATCTCCTGTCTGTAGCATTTCATTGATCGCATCCAGATCCATACGGTAGAAACCTCCGTCATTTGCCTGTTGGTATGCCACCCAATTCTTAATCACAATACGTTGAGCGATGAACTTTGGATTTAGCATGTTATCCAATGCCTCTAAGAGGTCTTCCTCTTCTGGGCATTCCCACGTCCTAAACCATTCGCTGATGTACTCAATCTGTTCCTCATTAAGATTCTTTGATTTGTATCCTCTGTCTGCCATGTCTATTCCTCCTTGTATTTGCCCGCCTATTTCAGCGACTATTTCCTCTATTGCATTAGGTGTTCAACTAGCACTCCTACCCGACTTGACGGTTTCAGTGCTCAATACTCCATTTGGCTGTCCTACCCTTAGTTCATTCTAAGTCCTTTTGTAGTCCTATTCCAGTCCGTGCGAGTCCTTGTATTTCCTTACCCATAAATCCCAGTCCTATGTGGTTGGTACTTATACTACTTGTGATCGATTTGGAGGTAGGATAGAAGGCTACTCCACTAACCCTCAAATCTTGCGTCATATAACTCCATTTGCTATAGCCATCGAACCAAGTATCAGTACTATGCATACTATCACTATAAGTACTAGTCCTAAGCATTCCCTAACTGTCATTGTGTTGTCCATAAATCCTCCTCTCTTACATTTATCATAAATCCTCCTCTCTTACATTTATTAACTGGTGGTTGGGGACTTGAACCCCTAAGTGTGTGCCACTCCACCATTTCTGTCTATGTCCTAGTTGTCCTTAAATTCTGAATTGATGAATTCCTGTAATTTGGTGCCTTTTGCATGATACTCGTCCAAATTCTCTGGCTCAATATTTATGTCTGGTAGTAGTGCGCACCAATCCTCTGCAGTATCTCTGCATGCTTCCTCTACCAATTTGTATACCTCGTCTGTCATAATTAGCTTCTTCATACATTCCTACCTTTCTGCCTCTGTGGGCGAGGGAGGAGTGCCCTCCCTCAGAATTTCTATTTATGCTGTGATTTCTACATCGTTGGATTCCTCTGCCACGGTGTCCTTGGTCTCGTCAACTGGCTGATATCCTGCATCCTTGATCATCTGGTCGATATCGGATTTGGAGAGAGTGATTTTCTTAATCTGACCACTGATGATCTGCATAGGGTATACGATGTCGATATCCGCACCGTTGATCTCCATGTGTACTTCCATCTGGAGGTCTGCCCATGCCCAGTTACCATTCTTGTCGTACTTACCCTCGGTGCAATAAGCTATCGGATTTCCCTTGGTGGTTGTGTGCATCGGGATGATGCTATCCAAGGAGATTTTCTTGAGGGTTGCCCTGTACTTGCATTTCTCTGCCAAGGATGCTACCGTCCACCACATTAACTCTGATGCATCCTCTTCAACTTGTGCATCTGTCGAATACTTGTCGTATTTGCGGTTCCATGCTTGTGGTTGTAGTTCTGGTTGCCAATTCACACCGTAGATGTCGGCATTCTTGACTACCCATGCTCTGAATGATTCCCTGTCCGCTGTCTGGCTCAATCCCTCGGCTTTCCAGTCCGTATTCTTGCTGTCTGCTGAACCCACGATATCGTGTGTCTTGAAGAAATCTGCATGCCATCCATCTTCTGTCTTGCTGATTGCTACTCTGTTTGCTCTCTTCATCTCGTCTGTATTCTTCATGGTTGTATCTCTCTCCCCTTATCCCTTGGGGGCTGGGTATTGGGTCGCTATGCGCCCTATTGACGGTGGTGGGAGTTGCACCCACCCAGATGCCCTGTGTCGCCTAGTATGTCTTGTATGCATCGGTGTACCATACGTCCTCCTCTATCTCGTGTCTATACTGCTGTCTATCCTTGTCCCATGCTATGACTTCGATGTGCTTGGTCGTATCGTGGTTGGCTCTGTGTTCTGCACATACCCTGTCTATCTCCTTGTCGTGTGCTATGTCCTCTGTGCTATGTCTCTGTATTCTGCTCATTGTGTTGCCCTCCTATTGCCCGACACCATCTGTGTCTGTCGGCTCTGCCCATCGTGGGCGAAGGGATGTCTGGGTCTCGCTCCCAGATGTCGGCTGACCGATCATCCCGTGGTACGTATTCAGTTGTCAAGGTGCGGAGCCTGTCACTCCAAGACGGAACCGAACCCCCTCGGCTTGAACCTCCGAACCGAGCACTTTAATCTGCGAAAGTGTGGCTCCTTGTTCCCTCGTCCTAAGACCATTATACCACATGGAGGGCGAGCTGTCAAGATAGGAGACACCCAGACGGAAAATAATCTATTCTACTTCGAAATATAATATAACATGAGGCTAAATAGTATACGTATCGACTCAAAAGTCATCAACAAGAAGAGTATATAATATATAATATAGATTTACACACGAGTCAAAATACCTATAATTACAATGTAGTACAAGTTTCAATCAAGACCTAGAAGTGTAAAGCACTAGATGGTCTAAACATACTTATCGAGGAAGGAGGTGAATAAATGGCACAAAATATGGGCGGTACAGGGATGTATCAATTAGCGTGTGAGGCTAGTCCACATAAGGATCAAATTGATATCTGGCTGAACGAAAATAAGCCTAATAAATTCATATCTGACAGCCTAAGAGAAATGGGAGACGAGTTCTATATATCTACCAATTCGATCGCAAAATATCGGCAATATAGGGAAGATATGATAAAAGAAGAACTCGAAGAACTACCAGAATTCAAGGCTAAGAAACAGGAAATACAGGCACAATTGAATGCATCAGTAGGTAAAGTACAAGTAGTTGATCTTATTGGCAGATTAGGAAATGTTATCGAAGATAGTGCGGTACTACTACAGCAAGCAAAATATGATGACATTAGAATTAATAACGTCAAAGATCTACGTATGGTACAACAGACTATGATCGAGGCAGTGAAGGTATATAGTGAGACTATGCTGAATGCACAGAAGTTCAAGGCAATAGAGGATAATCCAGACTTACTGACAACAAATAATACCACAATAAATATAAATATCAAGAATGCATTATCTGATATTTTGAAAGGAGCAATAACTGATGGCGGAGATGGATTCGGACTTATTGACAGGCTTAGAAGTGGCATTGGAAAGTCTAACTGAGAATGATATAAAAGAAATATTGGCTACTATAGATCCCGTAAGCTGGATCGAGAATAGACGTATATTGAAGGGTAAACCTTTCTCATTCGAAAATAGAAATTACCTACTTCAACCATATCGGGATGAAAGTAAGAATATCATATTTATGAAGGGCAGACAGGTGGAGATGTCAGAATTTAGTATGAACTGGTTGCTAAATAAACTGGATGTACATCCGTACACAACTGGTATACATGCATTTCCTCGTACTGGACAGGCTGAGAAGTTTACTAAACAGAGATTAAATAGTGCTATAAGCGATAGTGAATATATAAGGAACTGGAACGATGCTAGGAATTCTGAACAGGTAATGAGAAAATTTGTCAAGAAAGCCGATGCAAGAGGACTAGAACCATACAACTTCTACATATTGGGTGGTACTTGGGAGTCGAGAAAAGATACAGTGGGTGATGCAGCCCGTGGTATCTCATTAGATTTCATAGTATACGATGAACGACAAGATCATCCAGATGATGTAGAGACAGTAATCGGTGAGGGTGCATCCCATAGTGAATTCAAACAGACAATTACACTTGGTACACCTAAATTACCAGGTATACAGTTTGACCAGCAATGGAATGTAAGCGATAAGAATTATTGGCACGTAACATGCGTACATTGTGGGTATACAGCACCAATCACCATGGACAATATATTGGATTCTGGTGACGAAGAGTTGGGATACTATTATGGATGCCCACATTGTAAGACACCACTTGATCGCAATAATGGAGTATGGATGGCTACAAATCCTCAAAAACGTCCAGAATATCGTGGGTATCACATCAATCAGTTGATGGTATGTTGGCTAGATCCGAATGAGATTATGACTAAGAAGAATAGTCCGACTTTCAGTAGGAGAAGATTCTACAACGAGGTTCTAGGAGAATCCTATGGTGGCGATGATATACCTATTACGATAGCGATGATGGAAGAATGTGGTAAGAATGAATATCGGCTAGGACAATTGGGTGAGAAAGAGCGAATATATTGCGGTGTCGATTGGGGTGCAAAATCGTATCTATGGATACACAATAAAAATCACAGATTAATTGACTTATATATTGCAGAAGAATCTGACCCACGTGAGCATCCAAAGACATTTGCCAAGCATATAGCTAAGTACAAACAATATGTGAAAAAGGTAGTATGTGATGCTGGTCCAGATATAACTAGATACTATGCACTCCGTGATGAACTTGCTAGATTAAATGTAACCAGCCAAGTATTTGCATGCTACTATGCTACTCCACCAGCCAAAACTGATGTATCATGGGATGATAAGAAGATGATCGTAACAGTTGGTAGATCGGAAGCAATAGAATGTATCATTGACGAGGTATCTGATACCAAGCTTATACTCCCAGGCTATGATTTAAGCAATGATAAGGTCGATACAGCAATTGAGCACTTCACTAATATAGCCGCAGAAAAGACAACAAACAAGTCTGGTAATGCATTTATAATGTACGTTGATACTGGTCCAGATCATTTCTTACATGCAAAACTATATGCGGATATAGCAAGTGGAGGAGCAGAATACTTACCTATTGGTAAGAGTGCCGCACCTATCACCAATCCAAGAGAAAGAACAAAATCTGGTATATGGTTACCATCTGGTGGGAATAGAACATTTCCAAAGACTAATACTGGAAGAAATAGGATAGGAAATAAGAGTAAAAGGAGGTAATACAATGTCAGCGGAAGAAAGAGGAATTACAGAACATGAGAGAATGACACCATATAAAGTCGTACTTGGTGGAACACACGTTGTCGGATCATTGGGACTTGATGGCAAGATCAATTATGATACTAAAGCCATCACAGAAATGATCGCTGGACAATCTGGTAAAACTACTGGTCATTTCAGTACAACTGCACAGGTAGTATACAGATACAATTCATCTAGGAAGACAAGCCATAATAATATGTGGACATTATGGAAGAATAATCCCATAATGAACAATCGTATAACCCAGCTAAACTCTCTAATATTCGGTACTGGACTTAAGTGGATCTACGATGAAAGCACACAGAAATTAATTGACAGGTTCTGGAGGGTAAACCGACTTAGAAGTAAGCTCAATTCTATCGGTACAGATGGTCAGATTTACGGTGAAATATTCTTAGGTCTTTATCCACAAAGTAGTGGTGATGTATTAATGTCGGTCTACGAATCAAGACAGGTAGATATTGACTTTGATCCTGGCGATGTTAATAAGATCAATCGTTATATCATAACCTATAAGAATGAGGAAACTGGCAAGGAAGAGCAGTTCGATATGATGCCCATCGAGACATACCTTAATAACATCGAGTTCTCACAGGGTGTAAATACAGGTATTATAGGTAAAGTACGTAAAGCATTAGGATTAACTGGTGCTTCCAAAGTGACTGGTAAAGGTGTAATGTGTCATATCAAATTCAATAATTCCAGTGGTGAGGTTTATGGTACATCTGATTTCTATCAGGTATCAGATCTATTACAGGATTATATGGATTTCGTTGGAGATAGGTTAACCGTCCATCAATTATATGGTAGTCCAGCATATGATATCGAAATCGATAGTGATGACCCACAGGTAATACAAGACAGAATTGAGGAACTCGCAAGCTTTACACTCGGTAGCAATCCAGTGCATAATAAGCAAGAGAAGTGGACACCACTTGAGTTCAAGAGTGGGGCATTAGCACCAAGTGAAGATGATAAATTACTGCGCGGTCTATTAAGTGCTGGTACGAACTTTCCAGAGTTTATGCTTTTCAACCAGATAGAAGCTGGTGGCGACGATAATACATTCTCTGTAACCAAGTTGGCACAGGATAGACAAGGAGCATTCAGGGATGCACTTGTTGATGTACACAAATTTGTAGTTGCTATTGGCGGTGGAGATATAATGGCAGTTGATGATGGACAGATAGTATTTCCTGAAATTGACACTATGTCAGAGAAATCTAAAGCAGAGACATACGTACTCAAGGTTGGTGCTAATATCTGTTCTAGACGTACTGCGGCTATGAATATGGGACATAACTACGATATCGAATTGGAACGTATACAAGAAGAGTCAAAGATATTGTCACCATTATTGGAAGACCCAGATTTTGCGGGTGCGGCTGGTGGGTATACTTCGAATAGACTAAATAATTCAGCATCACAGGATCCTGGCGATAATGGTACTAGTGACAGGAAGAACAGAAATGATGCAACAAAGGTTAAGACAACACAGGTAATGTCATCAAATAAGATAAAAGATTAGAAATAAATTAATGGAATGAACAGGATCAGTAAAAGCTTATCTCGTCTTTATTTTTCTTTTACTTATATCTGTTTTTCTTTTGAAAAGCTTCATAAAGCTTATCGTATTGTAACCGCCTCTCTAAAAATTATTTGTTTCGCAATAGTTAGATGAGGCGGTGAATTTAAATCAGGAGGCTCTAATATGGACGAACGCAATTCAGTGATGGACTACATAATCCAACAAGCAAATAGGTACGATATAAATAATATGCAATTTGAGCAAGACATAATCCAGACAGTGAAGAGAAATAGAGTGCTATTAATGGCTAAGATATCTAATCTGGTAAAGAACGATATCGATACTCAATTGAGACTTGAACAACTATTAATGGAGATAAATAAGGTATACACTGGATTTAATATTGCATACAAGAAACTACTATTAGATAAGTTCAGTATATATGCTACCAAGGGATATGAGAATACAGCAGATCTTATTGAGTTAGGTAGAGAGGTATCTGGTAAGCTTAATGGAAAGCTTAAGGAATTGAAGAACGGATCTGATTATGATGAGTCTACCATTGATTATATCAGACAACATGCATTCGAACAGGTGTCTGACCTCAGTTATCAGAAGGTATCAAAGCTGAGATCTGATATCGCCGATATGATGCTTAATGGTCGTGCTAATAAGGCAAATGTCAGGGCATCTATAGAGAAGATATTGGGAGTTGATAAGAGCAAGGCAGAAGAGATTACCCAATATGAGCTGAGTCGTGCATATAACTATGGCACAATGACAAGAATGAAAGAATACTCAAGAGTTTCTGGTGAGAAAGTTAGGAAATATTGGCATGGCTTCAAGTATTCTGATGTAACATGTGAATATTGTAGAGATCGTATTGGCGGAGTATATGATATGGATGATGAAGAAGAGGTACTACCAGCACATATTAGATGTAGATGTGTATGGCTACCAGTGTTGGAATCATGGGATACACCAGTATCTAAGTCACTTATTGCTAAGGCTAATATGCTAAATACCGCATATTCAACAGATATGATTTATCAGAGGATTAATACTAGACTTGACATAAATTATGCTGAATACTTAAAACAAGATGCTGCTATAGATTATTTGAGTGGTGACCGATCGCAAAAGGTCATGAATGCATTAGGCAATGCAAGGGCAGAATATATCAACGATATAAAGAACTCATACGGTATAACACCAGACACGAGGAATGGGTATATGTCAAATGAATTCAACTCACAGATGAGATTCTGGAAGGATATTACAGCAAGTGCGATAGCAGATAAAAATAGTGATTTATTATCGAGATCATCGGAAGCATTAAAGGGTGTGATGATATTACCATGGGACGTTGAGCAATTGGAAAAGTGGAACATATTATTATCTAGAATACATAGATGATATTATGTATAATTACACACGGTGCATAAGACTCTAGTATTTGCTACGTAAAGGTGGTGAATTAAATGGCAATTCCAGCAACGCAAATCACAAAGCAGATTATCACAGACATAATGAATGAGAAGACCAGATTATGTGAGATGGTAGGTGTAACCACTGTCGGTACTAGTAATATTGATGTTCCTGTCAATGCTAGGATAGATATTGCCACAATTATATCTGACGATGATGATCCAAAATTCGTTAATGTTGAGGTAATCAGAGCTGGCATATCAAAGGGCAACAATAGACGATATAATAACAATCTCGTCAAGGAAGTCAATGATATGGTGCCAGGAGTTCAAGGTTTCTTTGGACACCCAGATCCATCAAAGTTTGGGTTTGAATTTAGGGAACCACAGTCCATATTTGTAGGTTCAATGATTGATCACATGCCAGATGGATTAGATAGGTGTATTGCCAAAGCTTACCTATTTAAGACATCACTGTTGAGAGAATGGGTACCTAAGAGTATTGCTGTTGGTAACCCTATGACGGTATCAATTAATGGTACTGGTGATATCATGAGAAATGGCGATCTCTTAGATGTTATTCATATGAGCGATCTGCAATCTATTGATTGGGCAAATCCTGGTACAGAGGGTATGGAAACATCCAAGGCAATGTCTGTAGTAACGGAAATGCAAGACAACAATAAAGGAGGAATTACAATGAGCGAAGTATTAACAGTTCAAGATGTTATGAAAAATGCCACTGTAACCGAATTTAAGGCTTTCAATCCAACTGGTTATGAAGGCATCTTAAAAGGAATTACAGTAACAGAGTTACAGGCAATGAATCCTGCTCTGGTTAGCCAGATTATGGAGAGTGGCAAGATTACAGAACTTGCATACAATGTAGGTTCAGAGAAAAAGACAGTGAAGATTACTGAACTCCAGTCATTAGTTGATGGATATGAGAGTAAAATCACAGAAATGACAGAAAAGGCTGAAACAGCCAAAATCACAGAGTACAAAAATGTACAGTTAGTGAAATTAGTACCAGAGAGTATTCGTGAGAAGATCAGTGGCAGAGTTTCTGGTAAGACAACTGCTGATATCGACAAATCTATTGAGACAGAAATTGCTTACGTTCGTGAGATGGGTGGATTTAACAATCTACCAGCACCTAGAACACCACAAGGTAATAGCGGTACTGATAGCGCAGAAGCTATTATGAAGAATATGTTCGGTGTTAAAGAGAAGAAATAATTAACCCAAAATAAATTAATAAGGAGGAATAACCAATGGGAAAAGATTACTTTATTGGTGAAGGTAATAAGATCGGATACTTACCTACCGAGTTCGGTTCTAATTTAGCACTATCAGAAAAAACTCTCAAAGCTGGTGCGGATTTAGTTAAGGGACAGGTAGTTATCCTTAGTGATGCGTTGACAGTAGTTCCGTCAACTGCACCTAGTAAATTCGTACTCGGCGTGGCAATGTTTGATGCTAAAATTAACGAACCAGTTTCAATTGAGACAGAAGGATTATTCAAATTAACAGCAAGTGCGGCTATTACTGCACCAGCGGAAATTGAAGCATCCACAGCTGGCAAGGTTGTTACTGCTGGTGGTACACCAGTTAAGGTTATCGGTATTGCATTAACAGATGCTTCCACCGATGGCGATGTTTACGTAAAATTTAGTATCTAATAAAATATATTGAAGAGGAGGAATAACCAATGGCAGATTTGACATTACAAAAGGGTGTAAGAATTTCCGAGTTACAGGGTAGAGCCGATTTCGGTGACCTTATGACATACGGACTTAACCCATTATTATTAGATGGTGCTAATGAAGAACCATCACAGTTTGAGACGATCTTCCAGAGATTCGAGCTTACTAGAAACAACATCCCATTCCCTACATTTAAAGGTTTGGTTGTTGGTAAGATCTCTGAGGGACAAGAAATTCCATTCATTAGCCTTGGGACTGGTACACAGACAATCAAAGCTGAAGATTATGGTGTTCGTTGTGGATTCACACATCAGATGATTCGTGATGATGAAGTTGATGTTATCAGATTCACCACTATGGAATTAGGTAAGGCTCATATCAGAACCAAGAATAAAGTGGCATTCGGTGCTCTTGAAGCTGGTGCTGGGCATAGTATCGCTGCGACCACTCCTGGTATTTTAGCAATCAAGGATATTCGTGATGCTAAGAAGGCTGGAGCACAGTTCAAGGAAGATGGAACTAACATTCCTCGTCCTGTTCACTTCACACATCTTGTAATGAATCCTGATCAACAGGACGATTTGATCCCATCTACGATGGACACATTACCACCTGGTATTGTACTTGATCCTACGACTGGTGATATCAAAGGTGTTGCTGGTCTATCAGTGATCATCACAGCATGGATTACTCCTGGTGTAGCAGTTCTCGTACGTGCTAAGGACAAACTGTTGTACTGCGTAAGAGAGGAACTCAAATTAGACCGTACAGAGAACTTCTCTACTGCGGCTGAGGAAGTTAGAACTCTCGAAGCTTATACATTTGCCATCCTTTATGGTGACAACGTTTATAAGATTACTGGTTGCTAATCAAGAGGTCACCAGCATGACTGTTTAACTATACATTTGGGTGGGTTTATAGATTAGCTATGGACTCACCCATTTAATTATCCAAACATTAAAATTTATCCCAAGGAGGAAATAAATATGAAAAGCGATCTTAAATTAAATCCAGTAGGTGCAGAGGTAAAACCTGTAGTAGAAACACCAGTAGAAACAGTTGTTGAAGATACCGTCAATTCAACAGAAACCGAACAATTAGAAACATCAACCGATACAGAAGCGCCAATCAATACGCAAGATGAATTAGCTAATACATCAGCGCAATCGGAAAACACAGAAGGAACCGAGCCAACGGAAGAGCAGACAAGCGGAGTGACAAAACATATCGTAACATATATTGGTGGTGGTCATTGGATTGGTTCTGATGGTAAGGTCTGGGCGAGAGAATCTATGAGTGGCACAGACATCAAGAACATTCGTGAGTATGATGATGAAGATTTCAAATCACGTGAAGATCTCAAATTCATGATAGGATATGGTGCAATGACAGTTACAACAGTTACTTTATAAGATTGGAGTGATATCAGATGGCAGATAGAGATAAAATATTACGTAATGTATATAGAAAGCTGGATAGTCTGCCATTAGGTTTTGGTATCCAAGCTTATAATAAGGATCTAACTTCTACGGTCATTGAAGATACATTCGGTGCGGACTTGGATGATGCATTACGTGAGATACGTAAGAAAATTGGAGATATTGAAGCAGATTCCTATGACGAATTAGCTATAGAGTCTAGAACAATCTATTATGCATTATGCAGATTTAGGCTATCGGCTTCAATATTCTTCAAATTTAGTACCGCTGTCGATGGTAAGACTGTCGATAAGAGTATGATACCGAAGATGATGTCAACAATCATAGCAGAATATGATGCCAATTTTAAGAAGTGGAGAAGTGGTAGTGTAGCCAACACATGGAATAGGAGCGTGAATTAATGCTTAATGGATGGGATATTGAGTTTATGAAAGAGTCTGTACATGAAGTTATAACAGCATGGAACACAACTCTAACCGTGTTAACTCCATTACCAATTGACCAACAACCTAATTACAACAAGCTTATGTGTGAGTATACTGGTGATATAGAGTACACAAAACTCATAATACCAGCAGAGCGCAAGGATATAGTGAACAACCAGACTAATGATATCAAACAGGACGAAGTTGAATATGGTGAGAAGAATGCTGGTGTTATGCTATACGCAATACCAGATATGATACCGACATATGACACAAACAATGTTAAGACTGGTATGAGAGCATATAAACCAGCCAAAGATGATATATTCATAGTTGATGCTACAGATGATAGGTATTATATCAGATCAATGCGTGATCGTATGGGTGAGACACTTGTAACATTACATCGATACGTTGGTGGTACACCTAATGGCAATGGAACTACGGAGGAGTGATAAGAATGGATGGTGACTAGTTATGATAAGAGCGCATTTAAGTGGTTTCGATAAGTTTATCAGAACATTTGATAGAACAAATCAAGATGTTGAGGATGCCTTGTATGAGGGTACTGAGGATGCGGCTAATTATTTGCGTGAGCGTATTGAAGAGAAATTCGGAGTATACCAGTCAACTGGTGGTACTGGCAATGGACCATGGGCAAAATTGAAATATAAGACGATTGCTCAAAAGAGGAAACGAGGACATGGTGCAAATGCTACTAAACCATTGGTTGAGACTGGTGATATGATGTTCTCATTCGATATACAGACATCCAATAGAACCAGAAAGCATACTGCGACAATCACATCAGATGATGAGAAATTGTTATATCACATCTATGGAGCACCAGAAGCTGGGTTACCAAGACGTGATCCAGTAAGACCCACATTTGAGGAAGAACGTCAGAATTGCTTTGATATAATAGTTGAGTCTGTCAGAAAGAGGGTATTTAAATAATGGTGAAAATGAGGGCAATAGAATATAACCTATGGATGACGTTACTCAAATTAATGACTGATAGGTTACCAGCGATCGTGCAAGGATATAATATCAAGTATAGTAGACTGGATGTATTGCCTGCATATCCACGTGACCTAACTGACATTAATAAACCATCTATAATTGTGAGGAAGGTAGGTACATCACAGTATAAGATAAGCATGGATGGGTTTATCGGACAGAGTTATGACGAAGCCACGAGTACGTATACTGATGTTAAGGGAGTAGGGCATGACTCTACGATCCAATTCGACATAGTGGCAGATAGTAACACACAGTCAACACTATTAGCATCAATAATATCTGAAGAGATATTGAATGATATACTATTGAGCGACATAGATAGAGGTAAATTCACGCTATATGACTTCACTGTTGATGATGCCAATCCTACACCAATGGGACTGGTAACGATAATAGACACATCGGACATTACTAACTTCAAGATAGCACCGAATAAGAATAATGATTATGTTAGTGCAATCAGAAGTAGATTCGATATTCTACAAACTATCGTGCCGACACAAGAGTATGTTGACCTATCCAAATGGATTAAGGTAACACAAACTATAAATATTTAAAGGAGGAATTAAGATGGCAAATAAAGTAACAGGTTCTACCGATATAACTGGTGCTATTTCTGTTGCACCTAAGGTAGCAAAATGTGTTCTTCTTATTGGCAAGGCTGTTGGTACACCTAGTGATCCAGCAGTAGCCGATACAATATTCACTATTGGTGGTACTGCAGATGTGAAGGGTAAATTTGGAGATGGTTCCGATTTAGTAAAGATGACTAAGATCCTAATATCAAATGGTGTCACCTACATCAAGGGTATGGTAGTTGGTACCACGGGTACAACTGATGCAGAGAAGTATGAGACATCACTCGCCGCATCACTATTAGAGAAAGACGTCAAATGTATCTTATTAGATACAAATGATGCAACGGTCGTAGTTAAGCTTAAAGGGCACTTAGCAATAGCAGAGGGTGAAGATATGTTTAGATATGCAGTTATCGCACCGACAAAATCAACTGTTTCACAGACAGATCTTACAACACTATCAGCTACGATAGATAGTAATCGTATATTTATCCCTGGTCCAGCATTCCTAGATGATGCTGGTGTATTATTAGATGCACAATTTGCACAAGCTGGACTTACTTCAGCTATTATGACAGAGACAGATGATCCAGCATTGCCTCTCAATGGTGTACATATCTATGGATTCGGTGGAGTGAGTCGTGCTATGTTAGAATCAGAAATGCAGATTCTGGTTAGCAAAGGAATTACACCTATCTATAGTGAGGGTGGAATACCTACTATCTACAGACTAGTAACATCTGATCAGGATGTAGGTCTAGTATGGCAAGAGGGTACAACAAGATTTATTGCAGATCATGTACTTGAGACAGTTGAGAATACATTACGTGCAAACTTCAAACGTACCAAGAATGTTGCGAGAATTCTGGATGCTATTAAGACCAGTGTTAAGACAGTATTAGAAACATTGAATGGTCTTGAGATCATCGAGAACTTCGATGCAACCACTCTAAGTGTTATAAAGGATCCTACTGATTTATATGGCGCATTGGTTGATTACGAATTCGATGTAGTTACGCCATTATACACTATCACAATTAACCAACATATGAAGCTCTAGACTGTTAGGTTTCATAATACTAATACAAATATAAGGAGGTAATAACATGGCAGATATTGCAGTAGGAGTTGCTGTAACCACCAGTAATGATATTTTCATCGAAGTTGGTGGTAAAAGAGTTGCTGGTGTTCAGTCATACAACACCAAATATACTAACGAAACAAAGCTGGTAGATGCATTCGGACAGGATACACCAATCGGTTACACACTCGGTAAGAAGAAATATACACTCGATGTCCAGAGAGTATATCTAGAGGATACAGCTATTGCAGATGGTGTTGACTTCTATACACTTGCAAATAGTGATTTTAATACTGTAATTGTGAAGAATGGTAGGAGAATTGTTTACAAGAACTGTATTGTATCTGATATTTCCGAGGATGGCTCACTCAATGATAAAGTAGTTGAGAAGATGTCATTAATGGCTCTCAACAGAGTTAAGGAATAGTATGAGGAGGAATTGTCATGGCTGGTGGCAAGATAAGTCAATTAAGACGTGGTGTTAAACCACATAAATTGGTAACATTAGGAGGTAACGGTGCTACTGTGGATGTCATGGTAGTACTGTTATCATCCGATATAATGCAACAGATTGAGGAGGAGACAGAGGAATATTGTCAAACTAACTCGAAGAGAGTAAACACAAAGGTACGTGCTAAGTACCACAATAAGCTGTTATGCCACTACTGTATGAGGGATCCAGAAGATCCAAAATACGAGGAATTTATGACCGACTCTATCGAAGAAGTCGGACGAAGCCTCGACGATGAAGATATAAAGAGGGTATGTGAGGCATACAGCGAGTTATTGGTAAATAGGGCACCAAAATTAGAGATGCTCAAGCAAGA